ATGGAACCGAAAGGCAGCGACCTCGGCGATTTCAGCGAGCCGTACCGCGGCTTCGAGATCGAGGTGAAGACCGAGCAGGTCTGGGACGGCGAGCATGCGCATTACCGCGTGTTGCAGGGCAATGCCGTGCGGATCGACTGGCGGCTCGTCAAGGTCGACGGGATGCTGCTGACCGAACGACGCGTGATCGAGCGGGTGCTCGACGAGGCGCGGCGGGCGGTCGATGCGGAACTGGGCGAGGGGTAGCCCGGGTGCCGGGCAGGTGTCGCCCGTGTTGCGGTAAAATGTCGGGTTGTTTCCGCGCCGCCTGGCCTGTTGCCCGAAATTCATGTCCGTACCGTCCTCGCTTCCTCCCCGCCGCGTATCCGTCGCGCCCATGCTCGACTGGACCGATCGCCATTGCCGGTCGTTCCACCGTACGCTGACGCGTGATACGTGGCTGTATACGGAGATGATCACGACGGGCGCGCTGCTGTTCGGCGATGCCCAGCGGCATCTCGCTTTCACGCCTAACGAATCTCCGGTCGCGCTGCAACTCGGCGGCAGCGAACGCGACGATCTCGCGCGCGCCGCGAAGCTCGGCGAGCAGTGGGGCTACGACGAAATCAACCTGAATTGCGGATGTCCGTCCGAGCGCGTGCAGCGCGGCGCGTTCGGTGCTTGCCTGATGAACGAGCCGCAGCTCGTCGCCGACTGCGTGAAGGCGATGCGCGATGCGGTGTCGGTGCCGGTTACGATCAAGCACCGGATCGGTGTCGACGCGGTCGAGGACTATGCATTCGTGCGCGACTTCGTCGGCACGGTGGCCGAGGCCGGTTGCGAAACGTTCGTCGTGCATGCGCGCAACGCGATCCTGAAGGGGCTGTCGCCGAAGGAGAATCGCGAGATTCCGCCGCTCAAGTACGACTATGCGTATCAGTTGAAGCGCGATTTCCCGTCGCTGGAGATCGTCATCAACGGCGGCATCAAGACGCTCGACGAGGTCGCGCAGCATCTCGAGCATGTCGATGGCGTGATGCTCGGCCGCGAGGCGTATCACAACCCGTACGTGCTTGCGGAGGTCGATGCGCGCTTCTACGGATCGACCGCAGCGGCGCCGACGCGCGAAGCGGCCGAGGCGCAATTGATCGAATACTGCGCAGCCGAACTGAAGCGCGGGACCTACCTCGGCGCGATCGTGCGGCACGCGCTCGGACTGTATCGCGGCATGCCCGGCGCGCGCGGCTGGCGTCGTGTGCTGTCCGACAACAAGAAGCTCGCGCGCGGCGATCTGGGCGTGTTCGACGAGGCACGCGCGTATCTGAACGACGCCGACGAATTTTTCGAAAAAAAGGCTTTGCAAGATTCAAAAGACTTCGTATAATCTTGCTTCTTCGCTGCTGAAACAAAACAGCGGAGAAACAAAGCGGTATCAGTGGTGGCTGTAGCTCAGTTGGTAGAGTCCAGGATTGTGATTCCTGTCGTCGTGGGTTCGAGTCCCATCAGCCACCCCAAAGAATGCATTAACAAAACAGGCGCTTAGGCGCCTGTTTTGCTTTGCGGGGGACAACTCGGGGACACTAGTGTCGATTCGAGCCTCGCCATCTCTAGAGCGTTCTGCTCGCCATCCATCCATTTCGCGTACGTTGTCAGAAACATCTCGATGCTGTGTCCGAGCTGTTTCGCGCAAAAGGCTGGGGTCATTCCGGCCATCAGCATTGCTGTCGCGTAGCTATGTCGCATGTTGTAAGGGCGGCGATAGCGAATTCCGAGTCGTTTCAAAATGGGCGTCCAGAAACTGCGTCGGAATGCGCGCTCATCTTCCCATCGCGTGCTGTACCTCGGATCGTGGAAAATTGCGGTGCCAGCAATCTGAGTGAATGAGCGCTGACGGGTCAACGCGCCAAGCGCCCGGCTGTTCAAGCGGACGGTGCGCGCGACTGCCGTCTTCGTTCGATCCTTGTGCTCGCCGCGCACAAGCGCTTCCGCAACCAAGATTGTCCCGCTCTGCAGATCCACGTTCCGCCACTGTAGGCCGAAAATTTCGGACGTGCGTAGGCCGGTCCAGAACCAGAACTCGATGAGGTTGTGGACTTGCCCGGCGTAAGCGCGTTCAGCTTCACCGATGACCTTTTCCGACTCGTCGCGAGAAAATGGATCGGGCGGGGGCTTCTGGTGCTTGGCGCGAGGCACATCCGCGGCGGGATTCTCAGTCAGCACGTTGTCGGACACTGCAAGGTCGAGCGCCTTTCTCAGTACCGAAACATAGTTGTTGATCGTTTTTCCACTCAGGTCAGGCCGGCCCGCAATCGCTGTCAAGACGTGACTCAACTTCAGTTTGCGAAGTGGAGTCGGCCCGAGCGGACTTTGATTCTTGTCACAGGCCGCGGCTTTCCAAAATCGGATAGCGCTTTCGTATCCGTCTTTCGTCGAGAGTTCGATTCTCTGAGCGGCGAGCCACGTATCGAGCCAACTGCCGACAGTGAGAGCGCTCGGGGCTCCGCTGGTCGGAAAATACTCGACCAGGGTGAACGTTCCGAGTCGGATCCGATCGACAATCTCAGCAATCAGGCGGTGGGCGTACTTCACGTTTGCTGGAGTTGGGGGCATCGGCTTGCCGTTCAGCATCAATGTTTGCCGCTCTCTCTTGCCGTCGAGCGTGAAGTTCAGTCGGATGGACGTCGTGCGAATCTCTACGCCGCCGCTTGTTCTACCCATAGTTGATACCCCTTGATGGAAATGAAGATTCCGCCGTCAGGCGAGCGCCGGTACTCGCGACCGTCGAGCCACTTTCCGTCTTCGATCTTTCGACGGATGGCTTTCTCACTGAGGCCCGTAATCACGGCGGCGAGCGCCACCGTGACGTAGGGGGCGGGCGCAATCAGAGTAGGTGAGTCGATCATGCTACGATCCCTCTGTCTCAAATAAGCGTTGAACCAATGCAGAAGAAATTTGTGATGCGCGGGTACGAGATGAACTGCGAGCCGCGCGTGACCGACGACGGCAAGTACGCCGCCCAGGTCGAGGTAACGAAATTGGGTTTCAGCCGGGAGGCGGCGTTTCGCCAGCTCGGCGAGTTCGCTACGGAAGCCGAAGCGGTCGAGTATGCGAAGAACTTCTCGGTAGAGTGGCTCAGCCGATACGGCTAATCGACAGCTCAGCGACCAACAGCGAAAAGCTCGAGGGAGAGTGCCATGTCACACGGAATCGAATTCGTTCGGAAATGGGACACGACTGGCGACCCAGTTCGCTTTCGCGTTCGGCTTGATGGTAACGATTACGATGGCAGGATCTCTCACAATGCCCTTCTGTATCTGTCTGGCGACGATCCGCTTTCGGTTGACTACAACAGAGCTTTCTCCGAAAACCTGCAGCGGATTCTCGAAATTGCGGGGCGAGTGATACAAAAGAATGCGGCTGATGTAGTTGAATTCAGGATCTCGGAAAGCGACGTCCGGCGCTAGCTCGCATCGCTTTCGGCAAATGGGATGCTCTGCCATGACGAATTCGTTCGGTTGGACATATCTCCGTCGCGACAGCGATTTGGTCTTCCATCACCAGATCGGCAGTAAAACCTTTCAGGTGCAAGTCACTCATGAATGCCTGGGTGATGTGTTCGGCTCGGACGGCACGAGGGAGGGCGACGAAAAGGCGCTATCGACCAATATGTCTCAGATTGCTCGAATAGCGACAGCGAAAGCGCTCGCAGGAGCCGAATCGCCTCTCTTGGTCACGAACTCCGACTTTTGAGGACTCGCTGACGTAATCGGTGATCTTCAGGAGTGTCGCCTCCGTGGGCGCGGGCGGCGTCGATGGTTCGGGCCAGTGCGTTGATGTCGGAATCGTCCAGAGCGCAAGTGCGGTCAGCTTCAACGACCTGCGCTGCGGCTGCGATGAGTGCCGTCACCTTGTCGCCCAGCTGCTGCGCTTCTCTCGCATTGGCAGGTGAGTCGGCCTTCGCGGGAGCTTGCGGGGCGCGGTAGACTACCCGAGTGAGCGTCGCATTGCTCTTGGTCTTCTCGTAGATGGGCTGCCGCGCCTTCCGCACCCGTCTCATTGCCACTGGTGACGCGTGTGTCGACAATGGTCTCGCGGTCAGGGTGAGCACCACTGTCCGCTGCCTCGCTCGCCAGTTCGGGAGCAGGGCTCTTTTCGTTGATGGTCATGATGGTGGTCTCTCAGTAGGTCAGGCCGGAATCTCGGTGAAGTCGAAGAGCTTCAGCTGTTCCGCGCTGAACGCTTCGCAACTCTCGGAGCAGCCGCTATCGGCGTCGGCATCCTTGGGCAGTCGGCGCCTAACGAGCTGCTCTCGAAGGAGGGCACTACGTTCGACGCGTCGGATTCAGAGTGTTTTGGGAATGTGCCGACGCTGACTCGCTGGGCGCGATAGTGTCGAACTCATCGGAGAACGCGGAAGCCGCTGTATCATCAGCTGACCAACAACATCGGGGAAAGACATGGGGAAGCAAGCGACTTCAGCGATTTATTTTGAGCGAGCTCTGTTCGTGATCGCGCCCAGAAATCATGGGAAGAGTACGACGCTCCGCTCTCTCTTCCTCGATCAAAGACTTGGTCGAAATGGGAAGATCCCCGACGAGCTGAAACTAAACGACGATTACTACCTCAGCAACGAGCGACGCCTCTATCTACGGCTGACCTCGCCGCATGAAGCAGACGAGAATCTCGATCACTTTCTGAGCAAGAGCAGTGAGAAAATGCGAGGCCGGGGGCGTTGGAACTTCGCTGGGCCGCTGCATCCCGCCGCGTATAAGAGCATGCCCGACGCTGTCACAACTGTTGACGCGTTCGTCAATTTCTTTCAACCAGAGCGCGTGCGTGTCGCACTGCTTTCCCCGAACCATCAAGGTACTAATGATCTCGAGTGGGACGGAGGTGGAGATCTATCCTCAGATCTGCTCGGTATCGACGGGGTTGAGGTAGTTCGGATCGATGTGCGGCAACGTAACAAGAACGGTCTGCTGTTGGCTGACTTCTTCGACTTCACTTGACGAGATTTGCTGTCGACCCGTGTTTCCCGGGCGGTTGTCTGCTTGCCCGAGCATTGCGAAAGACAACCCATGACCATAGGGCTCCGCCGGCCACTTTGGCGACGAACTGCAGCGCTGCAATCACCGGAAAAATCGCCCCGAAGGCAACAAGCGGGAAGATGATGGAGTCGACAGCGGCACCCGCAACGTTCGCGCCGTTCGCCCGTGTAAGGATCGGAAAGCGACGTGCTAGCTGGAACACAATTGCGCTTGCTACTGCCGCGGCACCGAACGCCGCAAGCGACGCCAATGCGATTTCTTTGGACGCGGGATTGAGCACATAGCTGACTAGGCCTGCCGTTGCTATCAAGGCAAACATCCGCGTCCACAGGGCGCGGCCTCGCCAGTCGAGGTGGAGGCGATCTCGAATCGCGAGATCGAGTCCGATAAGCAAAAACGCAATGATCGGTGTAGCAGCTGGCCCAAAATGGGCGACCAGTAGGTTCGCAACTGCGACCGCCGCGATATAGATCAAAACGTACATAGTTCCTCTGCAGTGAAGAGAGCGCGTTGTGTCGGTTCGGAGCAGCAGTTTATCCTGTCGCTCCAGACCTTGGCTTCGCGCCAGTCATTCGCATTGCGGCCCTGCTTGCGGGCGGCAAAACTCCAAGCCATTGAATCAGCCGTGTACAGCAACTCGCGCACGATCCATGACGATAGCGCCGTCGATTTCAGTCCGAAGCCGTGCAGCCGAAGGTCCGGCCGTATGGTCTTGATCGCCATCAACACTCGTTCGATCGCGCGCGGATCTCCGTTGCGCTTGCACACGGAGCCGACTCCAGCCCATGCGCCATGCTTCAGGCGTCTGCCGTACATCTCGATGTGTCGAACATAGTCCTCGCACGTGTAGCCTTGCAGCACAGGAAGGATGTAGACACCACGGACATCGCACTGTGTCAGGGTATCGTAGCGCTCGATCGTGAGCTGCTGGTGCTGCTCAATCGTCATGCCTGTAATTTTCAGCATGTGTGCTTCGCACATGTAGTCCTGGGCGACTGCCGCGAGTAGGGTGCCATTCATCGCCCATCGTCTGATTTGCTCGGCATATGCGCTAACCGGGTCGACATAGCCGCCGTGCTTGAGAATGGTCGTAAACGCGCCGCTGTCCATAATCCAGTCGCCGACCACGAATCCTGACTTGCGGTTCCGGAGTCGGTTGACGCTGATGAACGCAGCTTCGAAATGCCGAGCATCGGAGGGCTGGTGCAGCCCTGTAAAGAATCGCATGGCAAGAAATGAGCAGAAAAGAAGCGGACGCTATACAAGCCGCCCACAAGAAAAAGCCACGCATCCGAGGCACCGGAATTTGCGCGGCTTGGGGTAGGGTGGTCGTGCTACGATTTCTGGTACGGCGTGAGAGCGCTTCACGAAATTGAAAACCACTACGGGGATTTTTATGCGCTGGTTTACCTATGAGTTACCGCCTGTCGACTTTGGATGGGAGCATGTGCAGACCGTCGAAGAGACGCTGCTCAAGATTGCGGCCGACGACGCAAAAGTCAGGCTGGCAGGCGATGATCTCGAAGACCACTTAACAGTGGATCATTTCCTCCTAGCCTGGTCTAGTGCCAAAGGAGCTGCAGAAGATCACGGTTGGGAGGGTGATTTCCGTCATGATCCGGTGGTGTTCTGGGTCCCGACGACAGACGATTTCTGTTTCGGTTTCGCGTTTAAGCAAGACAACAACGGAACTACGTTCGTGGTGTCGCCATGTGAGCTGCCGCACTTGAATCGACGCTAACCTCCGTCGAGCGCCGGGAGGTTGACGAAGGGATCTGTGCGGCCCTGTTACTCTTCGCGGCGCACATCTGCCGGTGGGCGGCACTGGAGAGGGCCGCGTCCAATCAGATCTGTACCAAGGCCAGGTGGCCAGTCCCGGACGGTACAAACACAGACGAACCAGGCGCAACGATAGCTGCTCATTCAGCGAGCTACGATTCACGCCAAAACAAGCGATGGTGCGATGGAAAATTGGCGGTTAGTAGTGGGCGTACTCCTCGGTCTCGGCGGAGCAGTCCTGATTGCGTTGTTTGGTGCAACCACTGCAGGGACGAAGCCATATGATCCCTCGCTCATGGCTTCCTGGGTTCAGGCGGTTGGCTCCGTTGCAGCAATTGTCGGCGCATACTGGTTCGTGCAAATCTCAGCAAGAGATCAGCGGCGACTGGCTACAAAGGTTCGGGACAGAGAATTGAGCGAACGGCGTTCGTCAATTCAAGCTGTACTTGACGAAGTCTACATAAAATTCATGGAACTTCGCCGATGGTACGAGCTTGAGAACGGCACCTTTCCTCTTGAACTGTCATTCCTATCAGTCGATGAACTTGCGAGCGCGGCGAGCCTATTGGACGACGTACCTTTATTTGACTTCGACTCTGGTGAGTTGGTGAAAGCGATACTTGAGTTGAGGCGCGCATGTCGAACTACAATTGGCTTGTTAGAGCGTCAGGCGCGAAACTTTCGCGATCCGGATGAGGATGAAAGATATCCCGGGCACGTATGTATCGCAGATCAAGTCAATGACGAGGTCGATTACATCGAGACTGTTTATTTCGCCGCGCTAAAGGTGACCGGGGCGGCAGCCGTCGATCGCCCCGCATTGATTCGCGCATTTATGTGGCGGGCTCCAGAAAGCGAGAGCTGACTCTCAGTGATGCCAAGCCGCACTCATGTGCAGTAGGTGCTAGCGCAGCTTGCCGATTCGTCCCAGTGCTGGGTGGTGGCGAGGACCAGTACCGCGACAATGAGCACGCCGAGGCTTTTGAGCCACAGGATCAGAAGCGCTTTCACGACCACACTCCCATCAGCGCTTCGATCGGGGGAGCGACGGCGCCAGCAAGGATGTAGAGTGCGCCGAGCGCGATGAGCGGAACCCACCTCGGTGTCGTTCGCGATACAAGCGATCGCTTGTTTTGGTGAAATGCGGGATGCAGGCTGTTCATTGGTCTTAGAAGTTGTTGTTCGGTCTCGTCAGTGCGCGCCCCACGCGCAGAGAACCGGGCGGAACTAATGCGTGGCCGCCCGTCCTGTCGACCTGCTATGCGAGAGCGCTTTCGCTCCACCGGCATTCCATCGTCAGTGGGCCCAGTACGACATGTCGACGTCGGCGGCCTCTTCGGGCGATTCATCGCCATCGCGATTGACGAAGGTGCCTTCCGCGAGATGGCGAGCAACTGTTTCATCACATCCGCCACGCGAGATGTAGCGTTGTGCACAGCGGTTGAGCCATTCATGTTGATTGAGCACGTGAATCTCCTTGGTGATTGCCCGCCGTAGCAGGCGCGGTTGTTCAGGCGGCGATTGCGCGCGCTGCCGAGAGCAAATCCTCAAGCTCGCGTTCATAGGCGCTCGCGATGCTCAGGTGGTCTCGATTCTGCGCGATCAACACGCGCAGCGTGGCTTGCCTCTCGGCAAATGCGCCCATCAAGATCGCTGCACGCAACGCGGTGCGTTGGTCTGTCGATACCATGATCGTTTCCATCGTCGTTCCCTTTCGTGTTGCGTTGGTCTTCTTTCTGATTAGGAATCCGAAAATAAGGCAACGCTCAACGAATGACACTGGAATTCAATGCCGTCCGATCAACGCTGTCGAAACTCTCAAGGGCGCGCACTCGGCAGGGTGCTGCGCTGGGTTGGTGGGTGCGGAGAATCCGCGACCGAACGCGCGCTCTTGAGAATTTGGTGGGTGTTTCCTTGCGATAATGGATGCGCCGGTCTGAGAGACGGCATCCAAGAACCACCGTTACAAGGAATCACCTATGAGTGAACCGAAAGAAGACAGCACGGCAACGAAGATCCTTGTCGAACTCATCCGAGGCGGATCGGTAAAGCTTCCGCACGTGGACAGCCCGACAAATACTCAAGTAGCGGCAAAACGTGGCGAGGAGGCTGCCGCGTATCTCGTCGCGCTCCACAACGGCCTCAAGGGCATCGTTTGAAGTAGGCCTGCTGCCCTTCAAGATCACCGATGCGCTCTCATTGAAAGCGCATCGGTCATGTGGTGTCGGGCGCTACCCCGTTTCTCGGCTACACCGTTGAGCCGGCCGGTTGCTCCCTGTACTGCGGTCCCGGCGTGCTAGCACTCTTAAAGATCGACCGCCTGAGCGGTGGTGCAGAGGTCATCGCTGCAATGGACGTACTTTAGCGAAACGCGAAATACATGTCTATAGCGAAACGCGAAATTTACAGTGGGAATTTTGTAACAGCGGACAGGGCTCAGCGGCGGGTTAAGTCGGGGATGCTTGGGCAGGGGGGGCGGGTACGGGCATGAAAAAAGCCCCGCTCAGAGGCGGGGCTTGCGCGAACTGCCGTGAGGCCTACTCTGCGTGATTGGGGGCCCCAACGGTGGTGCCGTCGGCGTAGACGACCACGGTCGGGCGAAGCTCGGTTGAGAATTTCCCCTCTTCCAGGCCCATCAGCTTCTTGTCGTCGTCGTCGAACTTGTTGAGCTTTCTCGATCCGGTCCAAGTAACCTGGCTTCCAGGCGCGATAGATTCTTCGATGGTCAGCGTAGTCTTGCCGACGACCTCGCCAAACGTGTTCTTGATGATCAGATCGCCTTTGACGCCTTTAATCGGCTTGTCGCCGGCATTCTTTATTCCGATCTCGACTTGAAAGCGGTCGTCGTATTGGCCGTTCATGAAGTCGGCCGGAACAAATTTTTGACCGAGGAATGCGAGGACAACCGTCTTGCCGAGTTTGGCGGCCGCCGCTGCTTTTTCGTCTTCGATCTGCTTCCTCAAACGCTCTTGCTCGGCGGCTTCTGCTGCCTTCTGCGCTACGAATTTTTTCTGATCGTCGATAGCTTGGCCGACGGTCAGGCCCACCGGCATTGGCTTTCCTCCAAACGCCTCGCCGATCTTGACTCGTGCAAGGTACGTCGCGAGCAATTGCTTGTCGTCGTCGCTAAGGTTCTTCACCTTTTCAGTAAACTCGCCATCGATCTTGGAAAGATCTGTTGGAATGACCGTGTCGGTCGGCTTCGAACATCCGGCGAGTGCTACGGATGCAATCGCCACGAGTGCCAACATACGTACGGATTTCATTATTCCCCCGGTTTAGGTCGTGTAGAAATTTTTGGAAATGATACTACATCGATGATTGCGATCTCCCCGGAGAGGCGCCCGCGATATATGGAGGGAATTGCACTCGCGAGCCATCCCATCTTTCAGATATTAATCATCGGAAACCCCATGGGACTGAGGGTCGGTGGCCGCGCGGAATAGGATGTGCCGCCAGACGGTTCTTCCTCGGGCCAACGAACTTGATGTGTCCCCATTAAGTGTCCTCTGAATTTGGTTGAAAGCCACCCGTAGGGACCGCTACACTACTGTATATATATACAGTATTTAAGACATGGAACAGCGGGGTATGTGTGAGTCGAGAGGCGAGGGCAAATGGACTGCGGTGCCGAGTGGGGGATCTTGTGAGGGTGACGGCATCCAGCAACCCTGAATTGATCGGGGCGATTGCACTCGTGCAAAAACTAAGGAAGGACGGTCGATGGAACGTTTTGCTCGACAGGCTGGCGTTCGGGGTTGCCGCACCGAGCGGGCGGCAGGTGCTAACGGACGAATTCTGTTTTCGCGATGGGTCACTCGATCCCATCGCGAACATCCGCGATGTCAGTACGCGATTTCAGTCGCCGGACGGACGGTCGTCGTTGTCCGCATTGTGAGATTCGGGCGGTCGGGAAAGGAGCCCTTTAATGAAGGCTTCGACTTGCGCGCGCCCCATTGCATCGAGCTGGTCCCATCCCTCGGGTCCGCTATTGCTAGTCGTTGCGACGGCACGATGATCTATGTCGAGCCATCCCAGCGGTTTGCCGGCTGCCTGCTCGATGCGGCGAGCGGTGTCTTTGCGCATGCCGCGTCGCTTGCCAGTCTGGGAATCCTTCGCACCTTCGCGCAGATTCGTGAACTGAGCCGGGCTCATGTTCAGTTTGTTCGCCGCGGCGGTCGCGCTTCCGCACTCCTTCTCCAGCAGCTTGAGGTTATCCCGTCGGATTTCGTCGATGTCCTTCATGGGGCGCATTCAATAGCAAATCGCTAAAGTCGTACATGCGCGAAACGCTATAGACAATACTTTCGCGTTTCGCTAAAGTCTCGCCATGGATCTGAGAACCTATCTTGATGGCGAGCGTGGTCGGCTCGTGAAACTAGCCGAGGCGATTGGGGCGCACACGTCCGATCTCAGCGCATGGGCGAACCGGAAACGGCCGGTGCCGATTCCTTTCGGCTGGCCGATCGAAATTGCGACGTTGGGCGTTGTCGGCAGGCTTGATCTGTTTTCGGCCGATGTCATCCGCAAGGTCTGGCCGGACCTTGCCCAACCGAAGGAGATCGCATGAAGCGACTGTACGCACGTCTGGCCCTCTGGCTGATCCGGCCGGCGCTTCGCCTCGATTGGGAGGTGGAGCACGGCCAAGGAGTTATCGACGTTTCATCGCTTGGATCAAACGCCTCGCATGCGGGGAAAGGCGCTCCTTCCAAGTGAGCGGGTCTTCCGCGTTTCGATTGATCGATTCTCGAGCCTGGATGTTTTGTTCGAACGCTTTCAAAAACGCCTCCGATTGTGGCTTGGTTTGTAGGCTGAGCGCGGTGAGCAATGCGATTTCCAGTGTGTCGACCTTTGCACTCAGGTCCGCCAAGGCGCCGCTTTCGGGAATCATATTCATGGTGATGCGAACCCCGTTGTGTGGTGGTTGAAGAGGTCAGAGGCTTCGATTCTCGCATAGCGGTGGTTCGCATCCAGTTGTGATGTACGCAGTCTAGGGAAAGTGGTGTTCCGGGGCATTCCCGGATGTTTGAATAACGGGGAATAGCAATGAACGTAGTAGCACAACCGATTTCGTTTTCTGGCTCGCGCAGCACGCCGATTGTCGAGCGCCTGTTGCGCGAGGCGATGGCGGATCCGAAGGCTAAGGCCGCGATCCTTGAAGCGACTGGCTGGGATGCATCGATGCCGTCGAAGGTGCTGAGCAACGGCGCCGGCATCACGCTTGAGCACCTGAATACCGTTTTTACGGCGCTCGGCCTGGTCGTGACGACGAAGGGCTACATGGACTATCTGGCGAAGGGGAACGTGATCGGCAGCAACTGCCATTGCGCGCGAGAAGGGTTCGGGGAGTGCGGCGGCCGCTGATCTAGCGGGTGGACCTAGGCAAAAGCGTTTTTGACGGAGAGTGCTTCTGCCTAGGTTTAGCAATCCTAAAAAATTCAAATTTATGGAAACCAACCAGATCAACCATTCGGCCGATACGCGCCAGCGGCATCCGGTCCTGTCCGGCGAGGTGCAGCGCATCGTGCGCGACACCAATCAACACCCGACGTACCCGCGCATGTGCCTGCAATGCGGCGCGTTCGAATCCCTCGACGGCTCCGTGCCGTGCGGCCACTGAGGATCCACAAATGGCAAAGAATTCTATCGACGCATACGGCGCCGCCGGTAAGAGCAATGTCCTGTTCTTCGATCCGGACGCGCTGACGCTGATTACCGATCCGGCGCATCCGCTGTTCGACCGGCGCGCGCTGCTGCCCTTCGACGAGGCAATGGTGCGCAACATTCGCCATCGAGGGGTCCTCGAAACGATCCTGGTCCACAAAGATCCGGAATCGGGCGACGTGATCATCGTTGACGGCCGGCGTCGCGTGATCGCTGCGCGCGAGGCGAACCGCCGCTTGCGTGACGAGGGGCTTCCGCCAGTCATGGTTCCGGCTCTGCCGAAGCGCGGGAAGCAAGCTGAACTGGCCGGGATGATGGTCGCGACGAACGAACATCGCGAGCACGACAGTCCAATCAACCGGGCCGAGAAAATGCAGCGCCTGCGAGATCTCGGGTACTCCGACGAGCAGATCGCCGCGGAATTCCGCATCGAGCCGCCGACAGTCGCGTCGTCGCTGCGGCTGCTTGACTGCACGGCAGCCGTGCGTGATGCGCTCGAGGCCGACCAGATCACGGTGTCGAACGCCCTGAAGCTGGCGAAGCTGCCGCCGGACCAGCAGCGCGAGAAGGTGAAAGAGGTAATCGCGGCGGCCGAGGGCAAGCAAGGGCATGAGCGCTCGCGCGCGCAGAAAGCCGCGCTGACTGGCAACGCTGCTCCGCGGATGCGTACCCGCAAGCAGATCGCCGCTGAGCTGGAGAAGGTGACCGGCGAGCGCGCGGACGCGCTCCGGTGGGTGCTCGGCGTCAGTGGCGATGCGCTGTCCGTCGAAGCGGCTGATCCCCGCCAGTTGTCGATCGACGAGGCTTCATGAGCATCAAGGTCCAAACGATGGTGTGGGACCGCTATCCGGGCGAGGACCATGAGCTGTTGCTCGCCCTGAAGCTTGCCGACTTCTGCGACGACAACGGCGAGCACATCTTCCCGAGCATCGAAACGATGGCCGAAAAGACGCGTCGTTCGGCGCGCGCCGTGCAGTACCAGATCAAGAGCATGGTCGAACGTGGATGGCTGATCCTGGTCGCGAACGCGAGCGGCGGTCGTGGCCGCGCCTGCGAGTACCGCATCAATCCTGAATGGATAAACGGTGCAGAGCTTGCACCCATTTCCGCTGGCTCAAAGGGTGCAAAGGTTGCACCCAATCAAAAGGGTGCAACGGGCAGCAAAAAGGGTGCAACGGACGACGGAAAGGGTGCAATGGGTTTCGCAAAAGGGTGCAATGGGTTGCACCCGATTCACCATGAACCACCACAGGAACCATCAGAGAACCACCAAGGCGCTCGGCGAGCGCCGCGAGTTGCGTTGCATGCCGAGATTCAGGCGATGGAATTGCCCGACTGGCTGGCGTTCGAGGATTGGGACATGTGGTGCGAGCAGCGTGAGGCGAAGCACAAAGACGCGCCTTGGACTCGCCCGGCCGCAACCGTATCGATCCGGAAGCTGACGAAGCTGCGTTCGCTGGGGCAGGACCCGAAGGCATGCATCGAAGAAGCTGTGCTGCGTGGCTGGACGGGCCTGTTTCCGCTGAAAGGCGACGTGGCCGCTACATCGTCGGGCTCCGGCACCACTGTCGCGCCGGATTGGTGGAAGACGGCGTCGGGCATTCGCGAGCGCGGCAAGCAGCTCGGTATCGATGAAAAGCCGAATCAGGTGTTCGAGCAGTTCAAGGCGCGCGTGTTCAAGGTGGCTGGTCCGGGCGAATGGATGGAAGACATGTTGCGGACGGTCAGCCGCGAAAGCGAAGAGCGCTACGAAGCGCTGTACGCGTTTTTCAATGACATTCCGCGCGATCAGGGCGCGCAGCAGGCAGCGGAATGACGGTCGGCGAATGTCGCGAGCGGTTCATGGCGGCAGTGCGGGACGCTCGGGCCGGACGGAATGGCAAGGCGCACGCGCTCATCGCATCAGTGCGCGAACGCTTTGGGGATGCGGCGGCCGAGACGGCGCGCCGTGAATTGAGGAAATACGTGGATAGCGACAGAAAGGCATGACGAAACGAACAACCTGGCCGATGCGGATCGACGGGGGCGCGAAAACGGTCGGAACGGCACGTGTGCGTGAGGAATCGCGGACAAGGATGACCGCGGCGCAGAAGGGAATTTTCGATGTGACGGGTAACCGGCCGCAGGTCGGCGCCGGGTTCGACGACATTGGCGACGGGATCGATGCGCCGCCTGTGCTGACGCCGGCTTACCGCCAGTCCGACGCCAAGACGCGCATGCAGGCACTCGGACGCCTGAAGACTGGCGAGATGAACAAGACCGAGCAGCGCTACGCCGAGCACCTCGAGACTCGGAAACAGGCTGGCGAGATCGCCTGGTATCGCTTCGAGGGCATCAAGTTCAGGCTCGCCGACAACACGTTCTACACGCCGGACTTTGCCGTGATGTTGGGGAACGGCCAGCTCGAAGCGCATGAGGTTAAGGGCCACTGGCAGGACGACGCGCGAGTGAAGGTCAAGGTGGCTGCGGATCAGTACCCGGTGAAGTTCATCGCAGTGAAGGCTGCGCCGGCAAAGTCCGGCGGCGGCTGGCAAACGGAGGAATTCTGATGGCTGACGAAAAGGTGGGAAAGGTAGGGCCGATCTCGAAACAGATCATCGAGTGCGTAAAGGCGAATCCCGGCGCACATGCGAGCGAGGTTGCGCGCTTGCTCGGCATGAGCCAAGGAGGCGGTCCACGCGAGACGATTCGAAATTTGATTTCGAGCGGGTATCTCGTCCGGGGCAAACAGAAGGTCGTTCCGGGCTCCAAGGGCCACGCTGTCTCCCCGCTTCACTACACCGGAAAGCCGTTCGAGATCGGCTACGACTCCACGGGCTCGGAACGGTGGCAGCGGATCCAGCAACGTATCGCGGCAGATATCGAGCGAGAAAGGCGCCTTGCCGAATCCGCAGTATGGGCTGGGAAGGCAATTCGCGCGATGGTCGACGTCGGGCGAGCGTCGGCATGAAGCGGGCAGGGTTCGGGCCGCGAAAGAAGCCTATGGCGCGCGGATCGTGGTCACGGAAGAGCTCGCCGCTACCGGAGCTGGCCCCGCAGCAGGTGGCGAAGAGACGTCGCCTGAGACGACCGACCGTAGCTGAAGGCCTGAAGTATCTGGAGGCCTGTCGCGGCGAGCCGTGTTACCTGCGCGTGCCGGGTCTTTGTCGGCTGAATCCAATCGACGAAACCGTGGTGCCGTGTCACTCGAACCAGTCACGACACGGCAAGGCCGGCAGCCTGAAGGCGAAAAACGAATTCACGGTTCCAGGCTGCGGCGCGTGTCACGCATGGATCGATCAGAACCGCGTCGGCACGCCGAAGCAGGTCAAGTTCGATGTGTGGGATCGGTCATATGAGCAATGGGCGCCGGTTCGCGCTCGAAAGATGGGAGAAACAAATTGCCAGTGAGGATGTGGGTGCATATCCCGCAGGGGATGCGTAGTACGCCGCGTAAGCGCGGCATGGGGGCAATGATCGTCAGCGAGATCACGCGAAAGATCGACGCGACGGTGTTTCGACTGGCGCGCATCCCGACCGTAAAGCGGCAATTGGTGACGGCGGTCGAGGCGGATGTGTTCGTTCCGGAAATGTACCGAGCGCAGATCGCGAAGGGCGATCCCCGCTGGGTCGCTCCCGGCGTGTTCCGCACGAGGGTCTATTGGGTCGACAACCAGAAATCGCGTGTGCTCGGACAGTTCCTTGCGAGCGGTGCGCACGTAATGGATTTGAGGGGCGAGGCATGAGCGAGATCACGATTCACACGAAGCGCACCGATACAACAACGCATCGCACTGTGCTCAACGCCGACGAGATCAAGCGGATCGTCACGCAACGAGTGTGTGAAGCGGCCGACGTGGAGCCGAAACAAGCTGGTGTGAGTGTCGGTGTCCAGTTGTCGAGCCGGATGGGCAACTACGGATCGGAATACGAGGCAATCGTCACCGTGACGGTCGACCATGCTCAGCAATCGGGGGCGGGAGAGGCATGAGCGCACACGCATGCATCTTCTATAGCGACGTGCCCGAGCGACTCGTCATATCGGCGATTCGTCATCGCGACGGGGTGACTGGTGCGGATCTCGTTGCGTTCGATGAGTGCCCGTTCAGCGGTGAGATCACGGAGACGGAGCATGGCACGCAGATTTCGTTTCCGTGGCCGCGCAACAGGACGATGCGACATGCCGTAGGCGACTGGCTCACGCACTACGGCATCAGTTTCGCGGTCGTCATGTGACGAAAGCGCTACAAGAGAATTCCAATCGGATGTTGCTATGACCGCAAAGAACCTAGATGAACGGCTGGAAAACTGGGCCAAGGCTCAACGGTACTGGACCCGAGGCGGATCGTGCCTTGGATCGGCTGAGGGGCGGTATCGTCCTGAGGGCGGCAATGTGAGGTCGGTCGATGCGATGTTGATCGACGAGCTGGACGCAGACAAAGTCGAGCGCGCATGGAGCCGGCTGATGCCTTTCGATCGTGACATTTTGCGCATGCATTACATCCTCAATATGGATCCGCGCGTGATTTGCCGGAAACTTCGCATCCCGCATCGACCGACGAGCACGTTCAACATGGCACTTGCTCATGGGAAGTCAGAGATTGGAAAGGTGCTGGACCGCGGGGAAGAAATGCGAAACGCTTACAAGTATCGAGAGCGCCAGTTTGGGTAAGCTGTATGGCTTCTTAGTGAACGCGACACTTGATAATTGCGACTCCCACTGTGCGTCGACAGATGTGCTGTCAATTCTGAGATAATCGAGTGCCTGGCAATCGCGCCGGGCACACCCAAAACCGAAGAAGAGCGGGAGACCAAATGCTTGACGTAAAGGCCGTTGAACGTGTAATCAATGGGAATGATGGCGATGTGCAGATCATTTCGAACTTTCTTGATGCAGCAACTGACCGGGTACGGATCGCAGCTAGAAAGATTGAAGAAATCGCGACCTTGAAGCAGCCGCTGACGATGGAGCGTCTGAACGAAGCTCGTGATTGCGCTTTGGATATGATTGCGGTCTGGAGTGAGTGGAAGCGTCTCGGCAAATTGATGCAGCAGACTGGAAGCAATGGCTTTATCCACCGTCAGGCCAATGTCGATAGGGAATATCAGGCAGCCATGACTTCGTACAAAGATCTCAAGGAATGGGGATCAGAAGTCTAACTGCCTCTTCGGGTGCCGCAACGACATGTTGAATCTTGGTCTTGTAAACTATGTGTTTGTCGTGTACAGTGCTCACCAGATGACCGATACCGCTTAAGTGCGAGACCTCTCCCAGTGGGGGAGAGGTGCGTCGGTAGAAAAGCCCGCCATTGAGCGGGCTTTTTTTATGCCATTACGCGTTCGGCAAGTACCAGCTAGACAACCCCTCCGTGCTGACAATCCAACTTGACTTACCAGTCGAGTTTGCTGCTGCGCGAGCTGCGTCTCTGACAGTTTCAGTAGTTGCGTTTCCTACATAACTGTACGTCGCGGAAGGCAGATTGTAGGTCACTCCATCTCCGCCAACGATCGTCCGCTTAAATCCTTTTGCGGCCATGTGCGTATGCAGAGCTTCATAGTCATCTGAGGTTGCGCTATGCAGTTCAACTCTCGTAACAAAGTTCGTCATTGTTCAAATCTCCCGTAGCGTTGTTGCCGGCTTACCCCGGCTCAATGATTCTACGATAGCTCTCAGCATTCACCATGACTACGATCCGGGCCGAAACTCTGGCTCGACAGACGGCCGACATGGCGTTGTGCACTGCGCGTTCGAGCACGTCTTAAGCGTGCACAGCCATTTCGTGCTCGGCAGCGAGCGCGAGGAATGCGGAGCGTGACAGCTTACGTGCGCGGGCGACCGCATCGATTTGCTGCACGAGCCGTTCGGGCAGGCTGATATTAAGGCGAACTGCCTTGGAGTTGATCTTCGACAGGTCAATATCGAAGATCATCCAGACGCCGCCTTCGTATTCGGGATTGCGCGCCAGCGATTCCAGCGGCGACGGAGCTGGCACCGGGCCATCGTCATCGTAGAAATGCGCCTCGGCCGCTTCCTGTACGGCAGCGGGAAGATCTTCCCAGGTATCGGCTGCCGCGTGACAGCCAGGGAAGTCGGGAAAGGTGACGCCGTGAGCATGCTTGGCGTCTCCAACGTGGACATAGAGTGGATAGAGCATTCTTCTCTCCTCAAAAACTGCCGGTCATTTCAGGCCGGCTTGTTTCAGGATGCTGCGCACCGTAGCGATCAGCAGGTCTTTCTTCGGGTGTGGCACCGTTACCTTGCCCGGCTTTGTCGGGTGTTTGAACTGATGGTGCGACCCGACGGTATGGACGTGGTACCAGCCATCGGCCTTGATTCGCTTGATGAGTTCGGTGCTGTTCATGTGTGTAATTATACACAATACACACGAATACACAACAAATAATGGCGAAACGCCCGTTGAAGCCTTGCAAGCACCGAGGATGCGGTGCGCTTGTCGCGGACGGCAAGTCATATTGCGAGCGGCACGCTCATGAGGCCGTCAAGTGGAAGCCTGATGTGGTGCGCGGCAATCGCCACGCGCGGGGCTACGGTACTGCGTGGGACAAGATCAGGCAACGCATCCTGCGCCGCGACAGTGGCCTTTGTCAGCCCTGCCTGCAAGCCGGACGCGTGACGGCGGCAACCGCAGTCGACCACGTTATCCCGAAGGTACGAGGCGGAACGGATCGTGACGAGAACCTGCAAGCGATCTGCCGTGACTGCCACGCGACGAAGACGGCGCGCGAGCGGTTGCGGTGACGTGGGAGCGGCCGTGCCGGTCGTTGCCCGCCCGGCGGATGCGCCGGGCGGGGAGGGGGGTGAAAAAGTCTGGGAGACGTCGCCTCCGGGACCGCCCGCCTCGTCAAATTTTTACGCCCGCGAAATTAAAAATTCAGGAGTTGGCCAGTGGGAGGTATCGCGACAGTGCCGGGCCGGGGCAGAAAACCCAAGCCGACCGCCCGGAAAATCGCCGCTGGAAATCCCGGCAAACGCGCTCTGAATAAGGATGAACCGGATTTCGGCTTAGTCTCGAACATTGAGCCGCCGGATTGGATTTCCGGCGAGGCGCGGGACATGTGGGAGCGTGTCGTGCCGCTGCTCTGCGGTCAAAAAATCTTGCAGATGACTGATCTGCACATCGTCGAAATCTTCTGTGCAGCCTATGGAAACTGGCGTACCGCCCAGGAGGATTTGACCCGTAACGGCCCGGTCGTCGACAGTTCGCAAGGTAGCCCGATGAAGAATCCGGCGGCGACCGTTGTGAAGGAAGCGGCGGCGCAAATGGCCAGCTTCGGCGCAATGCTGGGGCTGGACCCGGCGAGCAGGCAGCGTCTGGTTGGCGCAAAGCCGAAGACTCCGGACAACCCTTTCGCGAAGCTGCTCGGCAAATGATTGGAAGACATGGCGACGAATTTCCCGCGCGTAGAGCAGGGGCTCAAGTTCGCGCGGGAAGTCGTTCGAGGCAAGCGAGTCGCTTGCCGGTATGTGCAACTCGCTTGCCAACGCCACCTTGACGACCTTGCGGCGAGTCGAAAGAAGGATTTCCGCTGGAAGTTCGATCCGGCAGCCGCTGAGCGCAAACTCGAACTGATTGAACTGCTGCCGCACACGAAGGGCGAGTGGGCATTCAAGAAGCAGCTTGTAACGTTGGAGCCCTGGCAGAAGTTCGGCCTGATGGCAACGTTCGGCTGGCTCAACAAGCGCACTGGAAAGCGCAGGTTTCGTGAGAGCTACTGGGAGGTGCCGCGGAAGAATGGCAAATCTGTCATTGCGGCAGGTGTCGGCATTGGCATGTTTGTGCTCGACGACGAGTTCGGTGCTGAGGTGTATGCCGGCGCGACGACTGAAAAGCAAGCGTGGGAGGTTTTTCGCCCAGCGCGCCTGATGGTGAAGCGGTCGCCCGAGTTGATCGATGCGGCCGACATCGAGGTGAATGCTTCGAACATGAACAAGCCTGAGGACGGCAGCCGCTTCGAACCGCTGATCGGCAACCCGGGCGACGGCGCGTCGCCGTCATGCTCGATAGTTGACGAGTACCACGAGCACGATACCGCAGCGTTGTACGAAACCATGCTGACCGGCATGGGTGCGCGTCGGCAGCCGCTGATGTTCATCATCACCACTGCGGGCGCAAACATCGAAGGGCCATGCTACGACAAGCGTCGGCAGGTGATCGAAATGCTCGAAGGGACCGTGCCCGATGACGAGCTTTTCGGCTGGATTTGGACGATCGATGAAGGGGACGATTGGACCGATCCGCGAGTGCTGGCGAAAGCCAATCCGAATATTGGAATTTCGGTCTATCAGGAGTATCTGGAGAGCCAGCAGCAACGCGCGATCAAGTCGGCGCGCTTCACGAACACATTCAAGACGAAGCACCTGAACGTCTGGACTTCGGCCAAGGCAGGCTATTTCAACCTCGAAGACTGGCGAGCCTGCGAACACACGTCGTTATCGCTCGATCAGTTCGAGGGGCACGATTGCGTGCTTGCGCTCGACATGGCGCGCAAGCTCGACTTGAACAGCATGGCCCGCCTTCTCTGGCGCGATGTAGATGGGCGGCGGCACTACTTCTGCGTTGCGCCGCGATTCTGGGTGCCCGAGGACACCGTGCGCAACACCGAAAACCGTCGGATGGCGGAGCGGTATCAAGCTTGGGTCAATCAGGGCTTTCTCCTCGAAACGGATGGCGCTGAGATCGACTACCGCGACATTCTGGAAGAGGCGAAGGATGCGAACCGGCAGTGTCCGGTTCAATGCACGCCACTCGATCCGCATGGCGCAACGAACCTGTCGCACCAGCTTGCGGACGAGGGGCTGACGCCGGTCACCATCGTGCAGAACTACACGAACATGTCGGACCCGATGAAGGAACTGGAGGCGGCAATTACGTCGGGCCGGTTCCATCACGACGGCAACCCGATCATGACGTGGTGCATCAGTAACGTCATCGGCAAGAATCTGCCGGGTAACGACGACGTGGTGCGCCCGATCAAGCAGGGCAACGACAACAAAATCGACGGCGCCGTCGCGCTGATCATGGCGGTGGGGCGCGCAATGCTGGCTGATCGCGTCGATTCCGAGTCGATCTACGATCAAGGAGTGGGTGTTTGAATTCAATTGGTATTGCGGCCTGGGTGGCCGGCCTGCTCGGGTTTGCGCTGCTGGTGACAGGCGTGGTGCTGATCAGCCTTCCGATCGGGCTCATCGTTGCGGGAGTCCTGCTGCTGTTGTGGGCGTTCCTTGCGGATCTGGCGGCGGCGCGCGCTGCGCGCGTTGTTGAGTCGAAGGAGTAGCCCGATGTTCTTCAGTAGGCAATTGCTGTCCAACCTCGGTCAGACGCAGATGGGTTCCGGCGGGTGGGTGTCGGCTCTGCTCGGTAGCTCGCGATCGGACTCCGGCCAAGTGGTCACTCCGGCAAGCGCACTGTCACTGACGGTCCTGCAAAACTGCGTAACGCTGCTTTCGGAGAGCATCGCGCAGTTGCCGATCGAGCTGTATGAGCGGTCCGGCGATGACAGGAAGCCGGCGACCGATCACCCGCTCTATTCGATCCTGAAATACGAGCCGAACCCGTGGCAGACGCCCTTTGAGTATCAAGAGCAGTCGCAGGTCGCAGTAGGTCTTCGCGGCAACAGCTACAGCTTCATCGACCGCGATCAGGATGGAGTGATCCAGGGGCTGTATCCGTTGGACAACGAGGCGGTGACGGTCATGAAGGGGGCGGACCTGAAGCCGTTCTATCGAGTCTACGGATCCGATCCGATGCCGCAACGCCTCGTTCACCATGTCCGGTGGATGTCGATCAACGGTTACACGGGGTTGTCTCCCGTCATGCTTCATGCGAACGCGATCGGGCACGCACAGGCGATCCAGCAGTACGCGGGAAAGTCGTTCATGAACGGTACGGTGCTGTCTGGGGTGATCGAGCGACCGAAGGAAAGCCCGGCGCTGAAGGACCAGGCCAGCGTGGATCGAATCACGGATGGCTGGAATGCGAAGTTCGGGGGCTCTGGAAACGCAAAGAAGGTCGCGCTTCTGCAAGAAGGCATGACGTTCAAGCCGCTGTCGATGACGAACGTCGACGCAGCGCTGATCGAAGCGTTGCGCCTTTCGGCGCTCGATATTGCGCGGATCTACAAGATTCCGGCTCACATGGTGAACGAACTGGAGCGGGCCACGTTCAGCAACATCGAGCATCAGGAAATTCAGTTCGTCATCTACACCCTGTTGCCGTGGGTGAAGCGGCACGAGCAGGCGAAGACGCGCGATCTGCTGCTGCCGTCGGAACGTAAGCAGTATTTCATCGAATACAACCTCGCGGGGCTGCTGCGAGGCGACCAGTCGTCGCGCTATGCCGCGTATGCGGTCGGGCGTCAGTGGGGCTGGCTGTCGATTAACGACATTCGCCGGCTTGAGAACATGCCGCCGGTCAAGGGCGGCGACATCTACCTGAGCCCGATGAACATGGTCGACGCGTCGAAGCCGCAGCAGCTTCCTGTCGGCAAAACGGAGCCGACGAAAGCGGCAATCGACGATATTGGGAGGATCCTATCTTGAAACCGCACCTCAGACTGGCAAGTCTGATTTTCAATCAGCCGCAGCTCGTCACGGACCCGATGATGTCGCTCGCTGTGCAGTGGGCGAATCAGGCACTCAACCTGAACATCGTCAACCTGACCGTGAACGGCGTGCAGCCGAAGATCATGGAAGACGACGACTACGACAGCGGCACCCGGATGGCGGCTGCGTCGGATCGCCGGCGCGCGCTGGTCGCCGAGACGGGCATGGACATCATTCCCGTCTCGGGGATCCTGGTGTCGCGCTCGGCGCACATGAATCCGTGCGAGCCGATGACGAGCTATGAGGGCCTGCGATCTGCCGTGCATCAGGCAGTCGCGGACCCGGCAGTCGAGCACATCGTCCTCGACATCGACAGCAACGGCGGCAGTGCAACCGGCGCGTTCGAGTTGGCCGACGACATCCGTGCTGCCTCGCTTGTGAAACCGATCACGGCGATCGTCAACTTCTCGGCCTTCTCGGGCGGCTATCTGATTGCCGCTGCGGCGTCGAATGTGATCGTCAGTCGCACCTCGGGCGTCGGGTCTATTGGCGTGATCGCCAACCATCTCGACGTCTCGAAGCGTGACGAACAGCAGGGGATCAAGGTGACGTCGGTATTTGCCGGGGATCACAAGAACGATCTCACGCCTCATGAACCGCTGAGCGACCAGTCGCTGACGTTCCTCACTAGCATGGTGCAAAACAGCTATACGCAGTTTGTCGACGCGATCGCGAACTTCCGGGGCTTGAGCACGCAAGCGGTGAAGGACACTCAGGCCGGTATCTTCTTCGGCAAGCAAGGCGTCGAAGCTGGGCTTGCGGATAGCGTTGAGACGCCGCAGGCAGCGATCAACCGAATTGCTGCCGAAGTGCGCGCGTCTCGTGCCGACCGTCAAGGCGTGAACGCGAGACGTAGCGTTTCGGCTCGCGCAGCCGCAATGAATATGCGGACCATGATGTAGCCAGTCGCAAAAAATCGGATTGTTCACGATCAACACCGGAGTGCGTTCGCGTCTCGGTTGAGCACTGCCACCTTCGGGTGGCATTTTTTTTGGAGAAGAGTAGTGAATATCAATGAACTTCGCCGCGAACGCGCAGCCATCAACCAGCGAGTGCAGTCGCTGGCACAGATCGAGGCTGGCGGTACGGCGCTTTCGGTCGAGCAGCAAGCTGAATTCGATCAGCTCAGCTCGAAATTCAACGATGTGAGTTCGCAGATCGAGCGCGCAGAAGCTGCGGAGCGTATGGCTGCGGCGGCTGCGGTTCCGGTCGATCCGACGCCGGCCGCAGTCGCTGCACCGGGTGCCGCAGCCGTGCCGGCACAACCGAAGGCGCCGGAAGTGAAAGGCGCAAAGATGGCGCGCATGGTACGCGCGCTCGCAGCGGCCCGAGGTGACGCACAGCTCGCATCGAAGCTGGCGATCGAGCGCGGCTTCGGCGAGGAAGTGGCCATGTCGCTGAACACCCTCACTTCGAGTGCGGGTGGTGTCCTTGTGCCGGAGAACCTGTCGAGCGAGGTCATCGAGCTGTTGCGTCCTAAGTCCGTCGTTCGCAAGCTCGGCGCGCGCACGCTGCCGCTGTCGAACGGCAACATCACCATCCCGCGCCTGAAGGGTGGCGCTATCGTCGGCTACATCGGCGCGGACAGCGATATCCCGACGACGCATCAACAGTTCGACGATCTGAAGCTGACGGCGAAGAAGATGGCCGCGCTAGTGCCCATTGCGAACGATCTCATCAAGTATGCCGGCGTGAATCCGAATGTCGATCAGATCGTGGTCGGCGATCTCACTTCCGCGATCGGTGCGCGCGAAGACAAGGCGTTCATTCGCGACGACGGTACGGCAAACACACCGAAGGGCCTGCGCTTCTGGGCGCTCGCCAGCAACGTCATCACCGCCAGCGACGGTTCGACGCTGCAGAAGATCGAAACGGATCTCGGCAAGGCAATTCTCGCGCTCGAAAACGCCGACGCCAATTTGACGCAGCCCGGCTGGATCATGGCGCCGCGAACGTTCCGGTTCCTCGAAGGCCTGCGCGATGGCAACGGCAACAAGGTCTATCCGGAACTCGCCAACGGCATGCTGAAAGGCTACCCGGTCGGCAAGACGACGCAGGTGCCGATCAATCTCGGCGAAGGTGCGAACGAGTCGGAAATCTATTTCACCGATTTCGGCGACGTGTTCATTGGCGAGGAAGAAACGCTGGAAATCGACTACAGCAAGGAGGCGACCTACAAGGATGCCGACGGCAACATGATCAGCGCGTTCCAGCGCGACCAGACGCTGATCCGCGTGATCGCGAAGAACGACTTCGGCCCGCGCCATGTGGAGTCGATTTCCGTGCTGACCGGCGTGACCTGGGGCGCGTAAGCGGCTCTGCAACTGCGCGGCCCACCCGTTCGTGGGCGGGCCGCATACGGGAGAAAAGGATGAAGGTGGTCAAGTTCAAGCGGCATTACGCGCAGTACACGCCGGGCGACGTCGCCGGGTTCGAGGACGAGCATGCAGACAGGCTCGTCGAGGCGCAGATTGCCCAGGCGCACGGGCCGGAGACGAAGGAGGCGAAAACACCGCCGAAGGCTGAAGTTTCCAAGTCGGCTGCGGCGAAGGGGTAAGCCGGTATGGGCGCTGTTCTCGTCGAATATGTGAACGAGGCTGAGCCGCTTACCTTCGAGGACGTCGCCTCACAATGCCGAATTGATGACGACGATGAGCGTGAGTTCATCGAACAAGTGGTGATTCCCGGTGTGCGCCAAGCGGCCGAAAGCAGGTCGGGCGCGGCGATCCGTAAGGCGCGCTATCTCGAGCGGCTTGGATCTTTCCCGAAAGACGAGATCTCACTGTCCGTCGGGCAAGTCTTCGCTATGGACGCGGTAGCAATTCGTTCCATGTCCGGTGAGCGTTCGACGCTAAGCGAAGCGCAATTCGAGCTAATTCAATTGGGGCGCGAGACGCTTCTTGCGCCGGTTAGCGGTCATTGGCCGGCAGTCGGCGCGCCAACGCTCACATATCGGGCGGGCATTGATCTCGATCGCTTTCCGTCGGTTCGCTCGTGGATGCTTCTTGCGGCGGCTTGGGCATACGAGAACCGGGAACTCTTCTCGTCGGGGCAGTCTGTCGTGGCTATGCCGGGCGGGTTTGCGGACGCGCTTCTTAATCCAATCACCGTTCCCCCGAGGTTCTGATGCGTATTCCACGAATCGGTGACCTTGATCGGCGAGTGCAGCTTCGCGAGCGCCGGGACTATCCCTATCGCGATGCCGAGCTTGCGTCCGAATTTCCGGAGCGAAAGCCGCGCTGGGCGAAGATCGAGCCGGTCGGCGCGGCTGTGTACAGCGGCAGCGTGCAGATCGACGAAAAGGTTACTCACCGAATTTACCTGAGACACCTCGATGGCGTCACGAACGACTACGAGGTGGTGTATCGCGATCGGGTATTCCGAGTGAAACGTGTCGGCGATGTGAATGGTGCACGACGTTTTACGGTTCTCGAAGTGGAGGAACTGGTAAATGGCAGGTAATGCCGATATTGCTTTGCATATCTCCGGCTTTGAGGGATTTGACCGCTCGATCGATTTCGACAAGAGAGAGGTTCGGAAAGGGATGCGCAAGGCCGGCCGCATCGTCGAGCGCCGAGCGAAAGCGCTTGTCGCGATCCGTGGTCGATCAGCGCCGGGGGGGTATCCGGCTCGGCGAACTGGACGGCTTCAGCGGTCGATCAAGACGAAGGTTTCGCGCTCGGGATTCATGGTCAAGGTCATGCCGCAGAAAGTCGCCGGCATGCGCGATTTCTATTCGGCGTTTTTGTACTACGGCGTGCGGCGCAAATCGGGCGTTCGTGGTGGCCGCGGTTCACGCGGTACGTCGAGTTGGCGTATCGAGCCGCGCGGCAACTACATGGTGGATGCGAAGGACGACAGCACGCGCGAGGTTCGTATGCTGCTCGTCGACGTGTACCGCCGCGCACTCACGATCCGCTGAGGTGTCATGAAGCTATCGCCAACGATCGCGCATGTGCGCGAATTCTGTCCGCTGTTCGAGCGGCGAGTGTCCGGAGGCATCGATTGGGGAGCGCTGGAGGAAAGCGCAAAGCTGGAAATGCCCGCGGCGTTCGTCGTGATGACCGGCGACGATCCTGCACCGAACGAGTTGCAGAACGGGACGAGGCAGGAAATTGCCGACGAGTTCGACGTTGTCGTTGCGCTCAAGCAGGGGAACGAGCGGGGCCAGGCGGCGGCCGACGAACTGCATGACGTACGCGCGGCACTGCTGCGCGCGCTCGTCGGATGGATGCCTGACAACTGTTACGAACCGATCGAGTACACGGGGTGCGATCTCGTGTCGACCGACCGGTTTCGCGTTCTCTATCGGTTCGGCTTTTCGGCGGTGTGGACGCTCGGGAGCGACGACGATCCCGAGACCTGGCACGAGGACATGCTGGATCAATTGCCGGCATTGCAGGGCGTCGACATTCACGTCGACGCCATCGACCCGATGGCGGATCCGAATCGGAAAAAGCCCGGCCCGGACGGCCGGATCGAAATGGAGCTCCGTGTTGAGCTAAAGGATGAACGATGACAAAAACCATGCGCGTGAAGCCCGCGGACGGGCGAATCGTTCGTGACCCGTTGCGCGGTGACGATCTGCCGGCCGAAGGGCGCGATGTGCCGCGAAATGTGTACTGGCGCCGCTGCGTGCAGGCGGGCGACGCAATTGAAATTGCTGAAACGGGCGACGCGGACGCGGCCGCGATCGCCGAGTCGGCCGCCGCCGATGTGCCCTATGCAGCGCCGAGCGGCGCTGCTCAAGGCAAGGCAACCAAAGGGAGTAAGGGATGATCAGCTTCAACAATATTCCCGCGGATCTCGCAGTGCCGTTGTTCTACGCTGAAATCGACAACTCGGCGGCGGCAACGGGAGGCAACACGCTGCGCCGACTGATCGTCGGGCAGGCGAACGACGATGCCGTAGTCGACGAGCCATCGCTCACGTTGCTATCGCGCACGAGCGATGCGATTGCATTGGCTGGTGAAGGGTCGATGCTTGCTTCGATGAGCGACATGTGGCGCCGCGGCGACCCTGTTGGCGAAGTGTGGGGGATCGCGGTGAAGGTCGCCGAAGGCGTGGCGGCGAAGAGCACGATCGAACTGATCGGCACGGCGACCGAGACCGGTCTGCTCTCGCTTTACGTCGCTGGTCGACGCGTGCGCGTGACCGTTGCGAGTGGTGCAGTCGCCGCCGATGTTCTGCTGCAGCTGGTGGCCGCCGTCAACGGGACGGCGAATATGCCGGTGCGGGCTGCCATTGCGGGCGTCAAACTGGATCTGACGTGCAAGTGGAAAGGCGATACGGGCAACGACATCGCGGTCGAATTCAATCGGGGCGGCTTGGCCGCGAACGAGCGTTTGCCTGCGGGGCTGACCGCAACGGTTTCGCCGATGACGGGTGGTGCGGGCTCGCCCGAACTGGCTGACATCCTGGCTGTGGTGGGCGACGAAGAATTCGAGTTCGTCTGCCAGCCGTGGACGGATCCGACGTCGCTGGATGCGTTCGCGGAATGGATGAACGACGTTTCGGGTCGCTGGGCGTGGTCGTCGATGTTGTACGGGCATGTCTATTCGGCACGCCGTGGTACGCCGGGCCAACTGGTTGCCGCTGGTCGTCTGCGCAACGATCAGCATATGACGATCAACGGGTTCGAGCCCGACTCGCCGCGTCCGTCGTGGGAACAGGCCGCGGCGTTCGGCGCGCGGCAAGCTGTGTTCATCTCGGCCGATCCGGCGCGGCCGACCCAAACCGGGCTGCTTGTCGGGATCGGCGCGGCTCGACCGGGAAAGCGGTTCATCCTGAACGAGCGCCAGTCGTTGCTGACGAGTGGCATCGCGACGACGAACTCCGCGGATGGTTCGGTGCGAATCGAGCGCGCGGTGACGACGTACCAGCGCAACGCCTACGGGCAGTCGGACAACAGCTATCTCGATTCTGAGACGCTGCATACCACCGGGTACGTAATGCGGTTCCTGCGCCAGAGGATCACGAGCAAGTACGGTCGGCACAAACTGGCCGTCGACGGCACGCGATTCGGGCCGGGCGCCGCGATCGTAACGCCGAAGATCATTCGCGCGGAGTTGATCGCGGCGTACGACGAACTGGAGCTCGCTGGCATCGTCGAAAACGCCGACCTGTTCGCGCAATACCTGATCGTCGAGATCAACAAGTCGAACCCGAACCGTATCGACGTGCTGTTCCCGCCAGACTACATCAACCAGCTGCGCATTTTCGGGCTGTTGAACCAGTTCCGCTTGCAGTATCCGGAAGCGGCGGCGGCCTGACGGCGTCGACGACAGCGCTAACCGAGCGGCCCGCCATCGTGCGGGCCGCTGTCATTTCAGGAGACCGATATGGGTCAGAAGGTCGCCGGGACCGCCTATGTGAAGGCGGATGGCGAGCAGTTTTCAGTGACGGGCGGCGTCGAGTGCCCCCTGTCGGATGTTAAGCGCGAGAGCATTTTGCCGGGCCTCTATAAAGAAGAGGACCGCGTGCCGTACGTGAAGGTCGACGCGGTATTCGAGAAGAGCTTCCCGATCGCGAAAATTCAATCGGCCGACGATATGGTCGTGACGGTGGAATTCAAGAATGGTCGTGTGTACGTGCTGAGCGGCGCCTACATTGTGGGGGAGCCAGCGGCAACGGGCGATGACGGTAAGGCATCGCTGGAATTCAACGGCGTGAAAGGACGGTGGCAATGAAGATTCGATTGAGCAAGCCGATCGACGCCCACGGCGAGACGCTGGACGCGTTGGAACTGCGCGAGCCGACCCCGGCGGACGTACGGGCAATCAAGGCGCTGCCGTATGCGCTAGATCGCGAGGAAAACGTGCACGTACGCCCTGACGTCGTCGCGCAGTACATCGCGCGCCTCGCGAGTATTCCGCCGTCGTCGGTCGATCAAATCGACTTGGTCGACTTCAACTCGATCTGCTGGACGGTCGCGGGTTTTTTCTTGACTCGGGCGTCTCAGACGCCGACGACCTGATTGGTGGCGTCTACGAGCTCGCCCATTTCTGGCGCGTCGATCCGGAGCAGGAAATGACGCGCCCGATTTCGATCATTCTCGAGCATTTTGAACAGGCGAACCGCATTAGTCGTGCGGTCCCGGAGACGTAAGCGTGGCGGACCAATTTCAACTCAAAGCGCTGATTACTGGCGTCGACAAGCTGTCTCCGGCACTCCAGGGTATTCGGAAGAATATCGCGGGCTTCCGGAAGGGGCTGAAGGCGGACGGACTGGGCGAGATCGGGTTTAAGGACGTGGTGGCGGGTGTTGCCATCGCGGCGCCCATTATTGCGGCGACGAAGGCGGCGATCGACTTCGAGTCGTCCATGGCGGACGTGAAGAAGGTCGTCAACTTCGATACGCCCGAGCAGTTCAAGAAGATGTCCGACGACGTGCTTGATCTGTCGAAGCGTTTGCCGATGGCTGCGCGCGACATCGCGAAGATCACGGCGGCTGGCGGCCAGGCAGGCATCGACAAGAGCGAGCTCGCTCAGTTTTCCGAAGACGCTGTGAAGATGGGCGTCGCCTTCGATCAGACGGCGGAAGAATCCGGAGACATGATGGCGAAGTGGCGAACGGCGTTCAAGATGGGGCAGGACGACGTTGTTTCGCTGGCGGACAAGATTAACTATCTCGGGAACACTGGTCCGGCCAATGCACGTCAGATTTCCTCGATCGTGACGCGCATCGGCCCGCTCGGTGCGGTGGCCGGCATGGCGAGCGGTCAGATCGCGGCGATGGGTGCGACGCTGGCCGGCGTTGGCGTACAGGAAGAAGTCGCCGCGACTGGCATGCAGAACTTCATGCTGGCGCTGACGGCCGGCGGCAGTGCATCGAAGAAGCAGCAAGGCATTTTCAAGGCGTTGCGGATGGACGCCAAGGCGGTCGCGGCCGGCATGCAAAAGGATGCGCAGGGGACGATCGTACGCGTCCTGTCGGCGGTGAGCAAGGTCGACAAGGTCAAGCAAACCGCAGTGCTCGAAGGATTGTTCGGTCGCGAGTCGATCAAGGCGATTGCCCCGATGCTGACGAACCTCGATCTGCTCAAGAAGAATTTCGAGAAAGTCGGAAATTCGACGCTGTATGCGGGCTCGATGCAGCAGGAATACGACGCGCGCGCGGCAACGACGGCGAACAACCTGCAGTTGATGTCGAATCGATTTACGGCGATCGGCATTGCTGTCGGCAACGTCGTATTGCCGCCGCTGAACGAGTTTCTTGCGTTCATCGGCCCGATTGCCGACGGTGTCGCTGCGTTCGCGACAGACAATCCGGAACTCGTCAAGGGGTTGCTCGGCGCGGCTGCCGGCCTCATCGCATTGCGTGGCGCCGCGGCGATCGCGACCGTCGCAATGAAGATTTTCACGACGGTGTCGAGCCTCACGCCGCTCGGGCTGGCGGTACGTGTGCTTGCGTTGGCGGCCGGATTTCTGATCGCGAACTGGTCGAAGGTTGAGCCGTTCTTCGAAAAGGTTTGGGCCGGAATCAAGGATGTGTTTTTTAGCTTCCCACTCGTGCAGGTTATCGCGGAGAACTGGGGGCCGATTACCGAATTTATGTCGGCGCTCTGGGGCGCAACGAAGATCGTGATCGGAGCGGCCTGGGAGGGCATCAAGGAGATGTTCTTCAACTTCACGCCGCTGGGCATCGTCATCAAGAACTGGGAGCCGATCGTTACGTGGTTCTCGCAGCTGTGGGACCGGGTGAAGCCCTATATCGAGCCGCTGATGAGCGGTGCGAAGTGGCTCGGCGGAAAGCTTGGCTTCGACGGCGGCAGCGCGTCGACGGGTGACGTGTTGCGCTCAGGCGCGGCGAGTTTGCGAAACTGGACGTTGGCGCAACAAACCGGTGTATCGACAGAGTCGGCGCGTCTCGCGAGCGGCGTACTCGCGCAGCAGGGCGCGGCGAACGCGCGGCTTCAGGGCGATCTGAAAATCCGGTTCGATGGTGCCCCGCCGGGGATGCGCGTCGAGCAGGCGCAGACGAATCAACCGGGCCTGTCCGTGACGCCGAGCGTTGGCTATCGGTCGCTCTCCGGCGTGCCGCAATGAGGTCATCATGAGTTGGCGTGAGAAATTGCGACCGGCGTCGTTCCGTGGCGTGCCGTTCAAGGTTGTCGACGACAAGACGCCGGTCGGGCGCCGCGTCGTTGTGCACGAATATCCGCGGCGGGACAGCAGTTATCCGGAGGACAACGGCAAGAAAACTCGGGAATACACGATGACCGCGTTCGTCATCGGTTCCGATTGCCTCGATCAGCGCGACAAATTGCTCGATGCGCTTGAGCAGGAGGGGCCGGGCGAGCTGATTCATCCGTGGCTCGGCGCGCTGCGCGTCCAGTCCGGCGAGTGCGACATGACGCACGTGAAGGCGGACGGCGGGATGGTCCGCTTTACGCTGGTGTTTCACGACGCCCCGGATCTGAAGTATCCGAACGGTGCGGCGAACACCGGTAAGCAGGCGCTCGACAGCGCGGACGGGCTTCTCGATACCGCGCTGAGCCGCTATCGCGATGCGGTTGCGTTGGTCGATCTGGCGCAGGTGACGGTCGATAGTCTGATGCAGCAGGGCGGTTCGATTTTCGACGTGCTCTATCGATATGCGTCGCCGTTCACGGTGTTGTTCGGCAGCGTGCGGAGCTTCGTCGAAACACTCGTCGAAATGCCGGGCGCGATCGCGGATCGATTCCGTTCCGCATCGGATCCGGCATTTGTCTCGCGCGTGGCCCCCGCCGGTTACGCGGATGCGATTTCCGAAGCGCTCGGCAAGGTGGGGGCGATCTCGACGCTGGATGAGATTCCGCTGCCGCGCGGGCGCGAGGCAAGCAAGTTATTCGGTGCGACGGCCGATCTCGTGCAGGACGTGTTGCTGGTGGACGTCGTGCGCGATGTCGGCGAACTGCCGACCTACTCACCGGCTACGTTGCCGGCGGGCGCGCCGGCGCTGGATGTGCAGATCGCCAATCCGGCGCCCGCTATCGATGTGCCCGTCGCGGATGATCTGCGCGACCTTGCAGAGGTTGTTTCCGAGTCCATGTGGCAGCAGGGAATGACCGCGCCCCGTGAACATTTCCAGGCGTTGACAAACAGCCGCGTGAAGGTCGCGCAGCATTTGACGAAGGTCGCGCGCGAAGGTGTCGGTCTGGTGACGCTAACGCCGCTGGAGGCGGTGCCGGCGCTCGTGCTCGCGTACCGCCGATACGGAGACGCGGCGCGCGGCGACGAGGTTGTGATGCGCAACCGGGTCGCGCATCCCGGCTTCTTGCCGACCGTGCCACTGAAGATTCTTTCTCGATAAATGGCTGACAAATCCAATACCGTGACGTTGACCGTCAACGGGCTCGATTTTGCGGGATGGACCGACGTGCGTATCTCGGCGGGTATCGAACGGCAAGCGCGCGATTTCGAGCTCGCGATCACATGGAAGTGGCCTGGTAGCGGCGACGTGCCGAGGCAAGTCAAGCAGGGCGACCGATGCGAGGTCCGTATCGGGTCCGATCTTGTGCTGACGGGATACGTGTTCTCGACTCCGATCCGGTACGACGCCGTATCGCTTACGTGCGGTATCGCCGGCCGGTCGCTGACAGCTGATCTTGTCGACTGCGGGGCGGACAACAAGCCGTCGCAGTGGCGCGGTCAGGGCGTGGGCCGGATCGTCGAGGCGCTGGCCGCGCCCTACGGCGTGAAAGTCGTCGACGAGTCGGGGGATGCGGGAACGCTGGCCGATCACACGATCGAGCCCGGTGAAACGGTCTTCGATTCGATCGACCGGCTATTGCGGTTGTCGCGGTTGTTGTCGACCGACGACGAGCGCGGGCGCCTGGTCATCGCCGAGCCGGGGAGCGCGGGCAAGGCGTCCGACAAGCTCGAGGTGGGCGTCAACATCAAGGGTGGCGATGCGCCGCTCGATTTTTCTCAAGTGTTCTCCGAGTACGTGTGCAAGGGGCAACGCAGCGGAACCGATGAGGTGTTCGGCATCGCGGTCAGCGAGATCGAGGCGCGTGTGGCGGATCCGAGAATCGCGCGGCATCGGACGATGGTGATGCGTGAGGCCGGCCAGATGACGGCCAATCTCGCGCGGCTACGCGTTGAGTGGGAAAGCGAGAACCGGATCAGCAAGGCGCTGACGACAACCTACGAGGTGCAGGGCTGGCGGCAGTCGAACGGCCAAATCTGGCGACACAACCAGATCGTGCGTGTCGTCGATCCGATTGTCGGTTTCGATCGAGACATGCTGATCGTGGAAATCGAATATTCGCAAAGCAATACGGGCGGGATGGTCACGAAGTTGACGGTCGCCCCGCCGGACGGATTTGCGGCCGAGCCATTGACGAAGCGGAAAAAGGTCAAGGGCAAGAAGAAAGGCAAGGACAACTTTGAATTTCTGCTGCCGGCAGATTGGGAAAAGCAATGAACAAGTTGGGTGCATGGCTGGTTCGCGGGGTCGTGTCGCTCGTGAATTCAGCGTCGAAGATGCAAACGTTGCAGACGCGGTTGATGGCGGGCGGGGTCAAGGATGGGGTTGAGCATTTCGAACCGTATGGGTTCACATCGCATCCGATCGAGGGGGCCGAGACAATCGTCGGTTTTCTCGGCGGCGATTCGTCGCACGGTGTGGCGTTGGTCGTAGCCGATCGCCGGTTTCGCCCGCTGAATCTTAAGCCCGGAGAGGTCGCGATTTTCACGAACGAGGGCGACAGCCTGATTCTGCGCAACGGCCGCATCACCGAGCTGACAACTGGAACGTTCCGGGTCAATGCCTCCGAAAAAATCGAGTTCAATTCGCCGATCGTTGAGGCGTCGGAGCAGGTTGTTGCAAAGGGGCGGTTGACCGCGCAATCCGGCATGGCGGTACTGGCCGGCGAGGCAGGGGAGGAGGCGGCGACGTTCGATGCGCCCATTCGCACGCCCGACGTCATCGTCAACGGCAAGAGCACGGCGCGGCACCGCCACGCAGAGACAGGCGGCATTACGGAAGAAATGCAATGAGCGACGCTCGAGAAGCGATGTTGCAGCGCGCGGTCGAGATCAGCTTGTTCACGTGGCGACGGGCCGAACCGGGCGATTCGCTCGACGACGACGAACGAATGGGATGGTGGGGCGACAGTTTCCCTGACGTCGCAGGTGATCGAATCGGCTCGCGCTTGTGGCTGTCGCGCCGGCAGGTGTTGACCGCGGAAGTGTTGCGCCGTGCCGAGGAATACTGCCGCGAAGCGCTGCAATGGATGCTCGACGACGAAATCGTGACAGCAATCAGCGTCACCGTGAAGCGAGCGACTGGTGTGGGGCGCGCGGCAACCGAGCGAGCGATCGGGGAGATTGTCCTGTCCGATGATCGCGACGGGCCGCTCACCATCAACTACGACGACATGTGGAGAATTTTCGATGACTTTTCCGTTGCCGACGCTTCCTGAACTGATTGAGCGAGTAGGCGGTGATTTGACGTCCAACGCTGACGGGGCGCTCCGGCGTTCAGATCAGCGCGCGCTTGTGCGGGTCCATTCGGGCGCCAGTCACGAAATGCACGGCTATCTGGGATGGACGGCGCGACAAATTCTGCCTGACGAGTGCGACGAGGTAATGCTGTTGCGCCACGCCCGGCTGAGGCTCGCGGTGCCGCGCAAAGATGCTGCTGCCGCGGCTGGCTTGGTAGCTGCCAGCGGGGCTGAAGGGAAAACCATCGACGCGGGCGCCCTGCTGCAGGCCGACGATCAGCGACGCTACGTGGTTGTCGAGACCGCGACGATTCAAGCTGGAGCCGCGAAGGTTCAGGTGCGAGCAGTGGATGCGGGGATCGCAGGCAACATTGGTGCCGGCGTGCGGTTGCGGTTTATTTCACCAGTCGTCGGCGTGTCGGACACCGTCATTGTCGTTGATCCCGGAGTTTCGGGCGGCACGGATCAGGAGTCGGTCGAGCGATTGCGACAACGGGTCATTCGATCCTATCGCCTCGTGCCGGATGGTGGGAACGGAGACGATTACGTGACATGGGCGCTCGAGGTGCCCGGCGTTACGCGGGCGTGGTGCCGGCCGCACTACATGGGGCTCGGCACGGTCGGCGTGTTTTTCATGCGCGACGACGATCTCAACCCCGTTCCGGATGAGCAAGCGTGTGCGACGGTGAAGGCGTATATCGAGCGTCAGCGCCCCGTGACGGCGGAGTTATACGTGCTTGCGCCGAAGCCGCGAGCGATCGATTTCGATATTCGGCTTTCGCCGGATGATGAGGCAACGCGCACTGCTGTCGTGGAAAACCTGTCCGATTTGCTGGAGCGGGAGGGGGCCCTCGGAGTGACCGTACTTGAATCGCATCTCAGGCAGGCGATCAGCGGTGCGCGCGGCGAGCGTGATCACAAGCTGCTGCAACCGATCGGCGACGTTGCACAGCAGCCTAACGAGATTCCTGTAATGGGAGCCGTGAAATGGCAGTGAAGGACGAGGCGGACTATCTGCAGATGCTACGCGCGCTACTACCGTCCGGTCCGGCATGGAGCGATGAACTCGCCCCGCAGGTGCACCGCGTGCTCGCCGGCCTCGCGCCGGAATTCCTGCGCATCGATGCCCGTGCTCGCGTGTTGCTCGACGAGATGGACGCGGCGACGGTGCGCGAGCTAGTGCCCGATTGGGAGCGAATCTGTGCGTTGCCGGACGAATGTCTCGGGCCAGCGCAGTCATTCGAAGAGCGGCAGCGCGAAGTGCGGAACCGATTGCTGGGCGTTGGTGGTCAACGCATCGCGTATTTCGAATCACTCGCACGTGATAACGGCTATCCGGATGCCTGGATCGAGGAGCACCGCGCGCCGCGGTTTGGACGGTCGAGATTCGGCGTTGCTCGCTTTGGCACCTGGGCGCAGCAGTACATCTGGACGATGCACATGGGGCGGCGGCGCAGCGACGGTCGCCGGTGGGGCGTGACCGTTTGGGGTGAGCGGTTCGGGCGCAACCCGAATATCGGCATCGAATGCTACATCCGGCGTCACGCGCCCGCGCATACGTTGGTGATTTTTGACTACGAGGTATAGGGATGGATTATCCAAAGAGCGTGCCGGGTGTCGGCCTTGTGGATGGAAAGTTCGTCGACGAGAATCCCGGCGCCGGTCAGGTCGGGTCGTTGATTCCGTCGAAGTGGGGGAACGATCTGACGGACGAAGTGCTCAACGTGCTGCGTGAAGCGGGGATCAATCCCGATGAAGCGACGACGACCCAATTGCGTGACGCGGTTCTGGCGATCGCTAGGCATTCCGTGTCGGGTTCGATCGCGAGCCAAGCCGAGGCAGAGGCGGGCAAGGACAACACCAAGTTGATGACGCCGCTGCGCGTCGCACAGACGACGGCGAAGAAGCAGGATGCGTTGGGCTATACCCCGGTTCAACAAGGGACAGGGATCGGGCAAGGTCCGAATATCGTAAAGCTCGGCTGGGCGAAGGATGGCAGTGGCGTGCTCGTCACTGTCGACAATACCGACTTCGGCGCCGTCGCACTCGCCAAGCAACTCGTCGGATATGTGACGCAACAGTGGGTGCAGGGATACGCCGTCAGCATGGCAGCTCCGCGGCTTCAGGACCGACCATGGATCGGCCGCGACGGATGGCAGGCCGACCTGGCGCTTCAGAATCGCCGGCCGGGTCAAAACGTGACGACGTACCTGCGGGCCAGAGATGGAGGCGGGCTCGAGATCATCAACAACGCTTACAACAGCGTTCCGTGGAACATGAGTGACGCAGGCGAAACGTGGCAAGCGGGCAGCCTGCATGTGGGTGGGGCCACTCTGCAACCGGACGGCAACCTTCTCTGCAATTTCCGTGGTGCGTGGTTGAACTCGATTCTCGATGACCTCTACGCCCGCTCCGAAAATCGGGCGGTTGCAGGTGCTCGCGTGCAGTGGGATTCGGGCGTGGCCGAGTGGGGAATTATGGACATCGGTATCGGCATCGGCGCGCATACCATCGACATCCCTGCCCCATGGGTAATGATGGGCATGCGCAAGGAGGCGAACAACACGCGTTGCTATTTGCGTGGTGTCGTTCTCCGTAACCAGTAAGGGGGCTTTATGGAATGCACCTACCTGCACAATCATATGATTGCGACGATCAAGAAGTTGTATCCGGGTGCGCTGCACGGCGTTGACTTTCTCGTAGGCCAACCGCTCGATCCGGAAACAGGCGAGCTTACGGGCCTGCCGTGGATCGCAGCGTGGAAGCGGACCGAACCGCAGCCGGACGACAAATCAATCCACAAGAAATTTGCAGCCAACGAGGCAGAGTTTCGGGCGGTTGTCATCCGCGAGCAGCGCGACGCGTGCCTACGCGACTCTGACAATCGTACCGCTGTCCCACCGGACGCTCCGGCTGCTGTGCAGGAGAACGCTGCGCTTTGGGTGGACTATCGTCAGAAGTTGCGCGATATTCCGACGCAGCCGGGGTTCCCGTTCAACGTAGAGTGGCCGGAGGCGCCTCGGGCTTAAGCATGCTCATTGCCGGGCAGGCCGGATATCGTAGCTACGATACAATCCGGCCGACGTGAATTTAAACTGCCCACTGGCCGGTGGCAGAACCAATAAATCTCAAAATGGTAGACCGTGAAGCTTTCCCGAATCCCCGAGCTTGATTTGCTTCGGTTCGTTGCCGCACTTGCTGTCGTATTTTTTCACTATGCATTTCGGGGCTGCGCAGCCGACGACCTGACCATCATGCACTATCCGCCGCTGGAGCCGATTGCGCGATACGGCTTCCTCGGAGTGCACCTGTTTTTTATGATCAGCGGCTTCGTCATCCTCATGACGGCCGGCGAATCGAGCATCAAGAATTTCATTGCGTCGCGTGCAGCGCGTCTATTACCGGCGTTTTGGGTTTGTTGCACGATCACCTTTCTCGTAACGCTCGCAATTGGTGGGGATCGCTTCACGGCGACGTGGTCGCAATACTTCGTGAACATGCTGACGCTCGGCGGCGGATTTGGCGCGGATCCGATCGACGGTGCGTATTGGTCGCTCGGCGCGGAATTGCGGTTCTACCGATTGGTCGCGATCCTGATCATCATCGGTCAGATCGGTCGAACAGAGCGATGGTTGTTCGCGTGGCTGATCGGCACAGTGCTTGTGGAGACATTTCCGTTTATCAAGCTCAAGACCTTCCTGGTGACAGACTACGCGGGCTTCTTCATCGCTGGTGCGGCGTGCTTCCTTATCCGCGCGCATGGGCTGTCGCGATCACGTATCGCGCTTGTTTGTGCAGCGTGGGCACTGTCGCTGTACCACGAGCTTCAGCTTCTGCCGTACTTCAGTGAGCACTTCGGATTGGATTTGAATCCGCTCACGGTCGCTGTCGCGATGACTTCGTTTTTTGCTGTGCTGCTCGCGCTCGCACTTCGGCGCGTTCCAATGCTCACGAGCACGCGATGGGCCTGGTTTGGAGCGGTCAGCTATCCGATGTACCTCGTCCATCAGAACGTCGGCTATATGCTGTTCAACTTGGTGGGCGTGACCGTGCGCAGGGATGAGATGTTTTGGGGTGTTATCGTTGCGACGATCATGTTTGCGTTGGTCTTGCACGTAGTGGTGGAGAAGCCCGTTGCTGGCCCAATGAAGCGCGCGGTGATGCGTGGAATCGACGCGCTTCTAGGCCGCGCGTCTGCGCTGCTTGGACGCCGCGTCCGGCAGTGATGGATGTATCTGCTGGGCGGCCGTGAGTCGGCCGAAAATTGCGCGGAACGTTGCCTCACATGAGGCGACAGCGTTCTGAAGCGAAACTGCGAAGCGTTTCCGCGTGGTATCCAACAAGCCGCCTTCGGGCGGCTTTTTCATTATGAGGAACCGATGCGAGCGAGTCCTACTGAAGTCGCGAGCTACGTCGGTAGCGTTACTGCCGTTGCGTCGTCACTGACGTTGACGGAAATCGGCGTGATCGTTGGCATTTTGACGGCGATTGCGACATTCGGACTGAACGCAATTTTTATGTGGCGGAAGGACTGTCGCGAGCAGCGCGAGTCGGAATTGCGAATCTTGGAAATGGAGAAGCACGATGGCTGAAGTGCCGAAGAAGACGCTTGTGGGTGTTGTGGGGGCTGCTGCGGCAGCCCTTCTTTTTTCCATGGTCCCGAAGTTCGAAGGGCTTGAGCTCATTGCGCGGCCGGACCCGATCGGGATCATCACGGCGTGCAACGGCGACACGAAGGACGTGCACGCCGGCCAGCGCTTCACGCCGGAAGAATGTCGAACACGCCTCGAACAGCGGCTCATCGAGCATGCCGAGCCGGTACTGAAGTGCACGCCGGTCCTGAAGGGCCGCACGTACCAGCTCGCGGCCGCGGTGAGCTTCGCTTATAACGTCGGCGCCGGCGCGTACTGCGCCAGCACGACGGCGAAGCGCTTCAACAGCGGCGATTGGCGAGGCGCATGCCGTGCGATCAACGAATCCGACAACGGGCGTGCGCAGTGGGTGACGGCCGGAGGTCGAGTACTTCCCGGGTTGGTGAAGCGGCGTGCGGAAGAGCGCGCGTTGTGCGAACGGGGGCTGTGATGCTGGTCGATCCTCGATTTTGGCTTGTCGTCGTTGTGACGACGTTCGTCGGTTCGGCCGTGGGCTACTTCAAAGGACATCACGACGCTGATCAATCGACCATCGTCGAAACACAGGCGAAACGAATCCGGAATCTCGTTGGCGAACGTGATGAGAGCGACCGGATCGCTCGCCAACAACAGGGAAATGCCGAAGATGCTGCGAAACAACGTAACCAGGCGCGCGCCGATGCTGCTGCCGCTGCTTCTGCTGCTGACGGCCTGCGCAAGCAAGTCGCCGGGTTCGTCGAGCGCGCGCGGCATTCCGCCGCTTCGTCCGGAAGCCAGGCAACCGGCGACGCCCTCGATCTGCTCGCCGACGTGCTCGTCCGGGCTGATGCGAGAGCGGGAGAGCTGGCAAGAATTGCTGACGAGCGGGGCATTGCCGGCCAGCAGTGTCAGGCCGACTACGACGCGTTGACGTCAAAATAATGAGGTGACTATGAAAGCAGAAGATCCGTTCAAGGGTTCTTTGCCGACCCTGACCAGTTCGGCGACGTCGTTTTTCGAAATCACGCCGAGCGACACGGACCCGCTACCGAAATTACCTCGCGCAATACGCGTCGGCGTGCCCGGCGACGTAATCGCTGTAGGTGGCGATGGTGTAGCTGTCCCGTTTCGGAACTGTGCGGCCGGAGAAGTCCTCGACATTCGGGCGGTGCAGATCAAGGCGACCGGAACGACGGCATCGAATCTGGTGGCGCACGTATGATCGGCCTTGGATTGTCGATTGGCCGCCGACGCTTGCTGAGAGCAGGCAGCGGCTCGGTGCCAGACCCATACGTCAGCGCGCGGTACTGGCGCATCTTCATGCCCGTCCCGAATCCAGTTTCACCGAAGGAATATCTCTCGATCGGGCGCGTTTGGATGTACCGACGTGGTCAGCAACTGACGTACGACGGAGCCAGCACATCGGAAAGCTCGGCATACAGTGATCGTACCGCTGCACTGTCGTTCCGGACGACGCGGATGGAGGATCCGCAGGCGGTCGCGGACGCGTGGACGAGCTTGGTCGCGAACCCGGTCAACCAGTGGATCGAGGTGGACTTCGGCACGGATCGCGAGGTCGACGAAATGGCGTTGCTGCCGCTGACGTTTCGGAACGGCGGCCGCAACCCGCATACCTTTGCGATCCAGTGTTCGAGCGACGGGCATGCGTGGGCGACGGTGTACTTCGCGAGCGGCGTTGACTGGACCGACGGGCAGCCGAAACGCGTGGCGGTCCCGGCGCAACTCGGCCTGGCGGTCGATCTCGATTTCGTGCGGCGCCCGTCGATTCCGGCAGGATGGCGCTTTGCACGCAGCACGACCGCGACGTATTTCGATGCGAAGGGCGCGCAGCAGATTGCGAACGCGAACGAAGCTCGCTTCGACCACGATCCGGCGACGGCGGCCCCGCGCGGGCTGCTGTTGGAAGGTGCGCGGACCAACTACTTCCGTAACTCCGACGCTGTCGAGGCATGGACACTGTTCGACGCGGCAGTATCGACCGATGGCACGCCGGCGGTAGACGACCGGACGTTGGCGCGCGTCGTTACCGAGGACAACGTGCACGCGCTCCACGCGGCGTCGCAAAGCGTCTCCATGGCGGTTGGGCCGGCGACGTTCACCTACTGGCATCGGCTGCGCAAGAAGGGGCGCAGCGCGGTGACGTTGTTCCTGGCCGACAGTGCGACTACTGACTATTGCCGGGCGACATTCGACCTGGCTTCGGGAGCGGTGACGGGGCAGTTGGCGTCCGGCGGTGCGTGGAGCCTCAACGCGGCGACGATCGTTCCGCTGGCCGACGACTGGTGGGAGTGTCGCCTTGTCGGCACCGTGACGACCGCGACGACCGTGCGCGGCACTGCGTACCTGACCGATGGCGACCAGATTACTTATCTTGGCGACGGCGTGTCGGGGGTCTATGCCGGCGGCGGCCAACTGGAGCTTTCCGGCTTCGCAACCAGCAGCATCCCGACCGGCAAGACGGCGGCAACGCGCGCCGTAGATCTGCTGGCGAACACGATGCCGCCGTTTGTGCCTGGCGACGGGACGATGCTACTCGACGCAGCGTTCGTCGGCGTGCTCGGCGGCGGCATGTTCGCGATCTCGCTCGACGATGGGGTGAACAATGGCATCGGCGTCTACAAGACGAATGGGTCCGGGGCGCTGAACATCTACGTCCGGAATGCGATGCCCCTCGGGATCACGGTCGCGGATGGGGAGCGTTTCCGGGTTGCCATCGCGTGGACCGACAACGGCGTGAGCGCGTCGACATCGATCAACGGGCGGGCACCGCTCGCCGTCGCCAACCCGGCGCGAGTTTCGCCGACTGCATTCTCGGTGGCGTCTGCGCGTGGCGGTGGGTTCAGTTCGAACCAGTGGGCCCGCGCAGTCCAGTACTGGCCGTATCAAATCGCCGATGCCGATCTTCCTGACCTGACGAGGCTTTGATGGCGTTCTTTGACTACTACCTGCGGGGTGCCGACGCGCGCAGCGTCTTTGCCTCGCTCGCGCGCGCCGGGTTGTCCATGCGTGTGCCGAACGACGATGAGGTCGCGATTAGCTTCGCTCCGGGTGTGTCTGTGGACTCGATCGGCGTGCTGTCGGATGTATCCGACGACAACGCGGTGTCGCTGTCCGGGTGGCATGCGAACGTGCGGCTCGATCGGCAACTCACCGACGATGAGCGCGAGGCACTGGCCGACGTGCTCATCGACCCGCCAGCGACACCGCGGCGCGTCTGGGCGTAGACTCGAGCGCAATCACCACGACCGCCTTCGGGCGTTTTTTCGACTACGGCCGCCGCGTGCGGCCGCTTTCGTATGGAGTGGATGATGAAACTGACTGATCACTTCGCCGAGCTCGTTGAGCGGGTGCGCCATCCCGCCGCGGCCGGTAGCCCGGCAGCCGGCGACGCCCTCGATTTGCTTGCCGACGTGCTCGGCCGGGCTGACCAGCGCGCGGGCGAGCTGGCAGAATATGCTGACCGCTCCCGCATCGCCGGCCAGCAATGCGAGCGCGACTAGGACGCCCTGATGGCATCCACGCGCTGACGAAGTTCAGTTCTCGGGACCGTCGTCTACGTCGTCTTGGCTGCGGTAGATGGCGCCGGGTTCGTCGATCGGCACTATGTCGTAGCCACATGCCGTCAGGCTGATCTCGAAATCGCTGAATGCCTCGAACAGGTCGAGACCGCACTTCACTACAGTGAATTTCGAATCGAGGGTGTTGGTTGCGACACGCTCATGGAACGCGGCGACAGGATCGGGCATCTCCCCAGCATCGAAGTGCGAGATTCTGAGAAATGGGGTGCGTCCTTCCTTTGTGTACGTCGTGCACATCACAATCTGCACATTCGTGATCACGTGATGGGGCGGAATTTCCGGTGCAATTCGTTTCAGGTAGGCTCGAAATGAACCGGCGGCCTCGCGTTCGTGGGCGTATGCAATCCCATGCCAGTCGTCAGTTGATCTGCGAAACTCTTCCTCGATCGTGGACATGGTCGTCTCCTGTTCTAGAGCGTTCAGGATGCCACAGGCGCATCACTTCATCCCGGCGCGTCGCATCTCGTCTCGCAAGAGGTGCATGAGTCGATACAACGGCCCCTGTGCACCGGCAAGGTCCCCCTTGTTGGCGACGTTCTTGTCGGTGAACGTGTACCAGTCCTCGATACGCTCAAGCGATTTACGTAGCGCACGGATCTCAAGGATGAGCCACCGCCGCACCTGAAGGTCGGTGTACTCGCGCCACAGCGCGCGAAGCTCGGCGTCCGTTGGGGCATCGAACTCTGGCATCGCCGCCTTCATCTTGAAGCGCGGATCCGTGAGGGGCGCTCGATTTCGATCGATCCTGGTCGTCTCGATTGGGTGATATGGGGCCAAGAATACCGATCTCTCGTCATTCGCGAGCCAGCACTCAAATTCACGTTTCGTGAGCTCAATAGGGGTCCTCAGGCGGTTCTTGTCGCCTTGGAACCCGTACTCCCAGATGTAAGCCCACTGCGGCTTGATCACATCGTCATCACTGTATAAAAACACAGTGTATCGCGCGGTAAGACGATTCCGTCAAGTCTCGAAAATGGGGAGCGGGCAACGCTCCGACGGGTGATACGATCAGAGTCGGTTCGAGATAAAGAGGGACAGAATTATGTCGACTGTCGCGACTCTGATGGACACCGCAGTGGCCGACGTTGAACTCCTTCGCTCGCTCGACGCAAATGGGGACGACTTCAGCATCCCGCGTGATGTTGAATTTCTGATGCCGGGCCCGTCTGCGGAGAAGGCGTCGATTGTTGCCGGCTTCATCAACGACTATCAGTACGGTCTGGCCACAGCGGACCAATTGGGAGAGATACATCGCGTCTTGGTTGTGGTCCACATGCCAATCCAGCAGCACAATATCTCGTGCGTTTCGGGTTTCATGGCCTGCGTCAGCTTGCTATATGGGCTCGAGTACGACGGCTGGGATGCGTTGCTCAGAAGCGCCAGTGACGCCAATCTCGGGTGGATCACTTTGGAGGTCGCGCTGCGATGTGCACCAACTACTACGCGCCAGGCGAAGATCCAGGGCTGAACGAGCTGAAGATCGACAACTTCCGCGACCTGTACCGCTGGACGCCGTGGAAGCCCGAGATCTACCAAGACTACGACGCCCCGATCGTCGGCTACGTCGACGGGCAGTTCAAGCCGCTGATCGCTGGTTTCGGATTTTGGCCGCGCGCGCTGCAGAAAGCGAACATCGAGAAGGCGAAGGCGCAGGGGCGGAAGCCGCCGATCATCCGGAGCACGATGAACGTGCGCGACGACAACCTCGGCAAATCACCGCTGTACGGGCCCACTTGGCGTAGCGGCAAGCGATGCTTGATCCCGGCACTATCCGTGGTCGAGCCGTCATATCCCGAGGCCCGGCAAGAAGCGAATGGCGACTGGGTGCTCGGGCCGTGTGTGTGGCAGCGGATCGGTGTGGCCGACCGGCCGACGATAAGTGTCGCTGGCATCTGGCGTACGCTTACGAACCAGGACGGCGCCGAGCACCACGTTATGTCGATGGTCACCGTCAACGCCGACGGCCACCCGCTGATGTCGCGCATGCACAAGCCGGCTGACGAGAAGCGATCGGTTGTGATCCTGCGGCCGGTCGATTATGACGAGTGGCTGCACACGACAAACGTCGAAGCTGCGCGCGCGATGCTGCTGCTTTATCCCGCGGACGAGATGGTCGCGGAACCGGTTAAAGATAAAATCGAGAAAAGATAATAAAGGGAGAAATCGATGGTCTATCGACTCTATAGAAGAAATCCTGTTGTAAAGGGCGACTGGTATTATGCATGCGAATGCAAAAAATGCGGATATTTAATATATATTCTTGATGATTTGTCGAGGGGAGGCAAGAAAGTTAATTTTGTCGGAGACGGCGTATTTAGTATACCTTGCGGCATGTGTACTCACGACGACTTGTATTGTATTGGGGATATCCAGAATGTGCAGTCGAAGGAGGAACGTTCTTCGACCTATCCCGAAAGAGTTGCGATTTCTAAAGCTTCGAGGAAGCCACTCCTAAAGTCGTATCCTCATGCGAAAGTTACCATGGGTGTCGGTTATATCGAGGATCGGCCCAAGGCTGCGGCCCTTGTCGGACGCATTATAACGTCGTGGGCCGACATCGAAGTTCAAATAACGAGGCTGCTCGCGGAGCTGATGGGGGCCAATATTCCCGAAGTATCCGCGGTATTCGGATCATTGCGAAATAGCCGTGCGCAGTCGGATGCCCTCATCGCGGCTGCAGAAGTCGTTCTTAACGACCGTGATTTTGCATTGTTCGCTGCACACATTGCCCGAAAGGCTGCTCTCGAAAAGGAGCGAAATGATCTGGCTCATGGATGTTTTGGCGTATCAGTGAGTATTCCAGATCATATTGTCTGGGTATCTCAGGCAGACTTCCTTGCGTTCAATGCAGCGCACAAAGCGAATCAAAATAAGTTTAATCTTGGCGAAAAACAGTTCGTTTATGAGTTGGGGACATTGGAGAGGATAGCGTCCGAAATAGTGGAATTTTATGATCAGCTTGGTTCATTTACAGGATATTTGTCGGCTCGCCACCGTGGACATGACGGAGAGGAATTTCGAGTAAATAGGTATCAAGAATTGTGCGATCAACCTCACATTAAGGAGGCACTTAAAAATGTGAAAGGAAGAAAGCGTGAGTGAAATAAATTAGGGTGGTGTTTATACGCGGCTGCGAATTTTGCTCATATTTCACTCCAAGCGGCGCAAGTGTGATGGTGGCAGCATCAGCGCTGGAGTGGTGTCTTTACTCTTGGAAGATGGGGAAATCGCGCCCCATCTAACAACGGTGTCCAGCCGCTGCGTGTTCCAATGTTCTGCGGTAAGTTGCTGAAATGCCTGAGGAATGTATAAGGATTGTGATTCCGGTCGTCATGGGTTCGAGTCGCATCACCCGATCGGTTCTCGGATGCGCAAGCCGGAAAACGAGAAGCGGTTGGCTGTAATCCTGCGACCGGCCGACTACGACGAGTGGCTGCACACGAAGAACGCCGAAACGGCGCGCACGATGCTTCGGTTCCATCCGTTTAACGATATGGTTGCCGAGCCCAAATAGCGCGACAGTCCGGGAGAATGCTTAAGATTGATCCCTTTTCACAAGCTTAAATCGAGTTTGAGCTGGCTTTGCTGCCGACGCTGCGGGAGCAGCCGATTGTGAATTCGATTGAGATGACGAAGACTGTGGCGCAGTCGGCGCAGTCGGTGTGGCCGGAGATGGTGAAGTGCCCGAGAACTTCGGCAGCGGAGTACCGATTTGTTGGTTCGAAAGCAACGCAGGGATATTCTGAGCGGCGGTCAAATTGACATTTGCTTCGACCTGGTCAACGGATTGACCGGGTTCGTAGTCAGCTTTGATGCGCGCAGAGTGGAGGCTTTGAGCCATCACTCCCAACTTGAAGGACAATTTGCGCCTTGGGTCGCTCGCAGGGACCGTCGGGTTTTTCAAACCTGTGTACAACTGATGGTGCATCCCCGGCTTGGCGCCAGCAGTGTTGCCGGGATAAGCCGCTGCTGTCAAAGAGTCTGCAAACGCTCTGAGGTCGTGATAGATAGCGTAATAGGAGCGCGAACAGGTATTGCGCCAATCCGCTTCACATGTCCCCGTATTAAATATCTTTTGTGCTGCAGTCAGCAGATCCGTTGTAGTGACGCTCATATCGCAACCGTGAGGATTCTACGTTGTTGTACATTGCACGCGACTAATGCGTGATGTTTTGTCCTTCGAAAGACACGATAAAAGCCGAAGGTACGGGCACGTCCTCGTCAAAGAGACGGTCCAGAAATTCGTTGTACAGCCAAGCTGCCTGGTCGGGAGATATTGCAAATCGAAAGCGAAGCTTGACGCAATGGGCCGAATCAAATGCATCAAGTTGCACTAACCCTGTATGGACCAATCCGTGCTCGCGGACTACATGGCCGGCGACGTCCAAGACGCGAGCAACAGCCTCATCGTCGGTGCCTGCATTCTCAAGGATTCGTTCCGCCGTGCGAAGCATTTCGACGGGGACTCCATCCATATTGGAGAGGTGCATCGTATCCGCCTGAGTTAAAAATCGCCCAATTGTGCGAAAGGCTCCTACTGTCATGCCACCTGGGAGGCACTTTGTGAAGGAGCCAGTGTTCGGCGACCCTACGATCGAATATAGCTCTAAACCGCGCGATGCATATCCCAAGTTAGCCTGAGCCGCAAAGATCTCAAATTCTCGTTGGCTCGTCGACAGGCCCGAATTCGCTAGAACGGCGACTGCGCCGTCTAGGTCGCCACACATGACGTGCAGGAAGCCCCGGAGCTTGGCAGCTTCGGTTGCCATTGCCTCGCTCAACTTATCAATGCGATCGCCGAAGCTCACAGCAAGCTCAGAGCCTTTGGGGATCAGATGGCCGCGTTCGAACGTGGCAGACATCTCTTTGCTTAAGCCGACAAACAGGGTTTGAGGCTGATAGATCATAGTAATAGCTTGTACACCGCCGTGGCCGCCCGCCGAGAGTCGGGCGTACCTTTCGTAGTATCGTTTACGGACGTGTTGCGCGAATGCTTGAATCGACCGCGCCGTTGGAGCAGCAAAGTTGTATCAGGGTAGGCGTCATTTGGTGAAGTCCCCGCCGCTTCAGGTCCATGAACTCCGTACCCTCGTCGGTCGGATAATGGACAGATCCTTGGACGCGTTCGGAGGCGAACTCAACTTTGATGCGATGCCGAATAGTAACAGATGTTTGTGGGGCGGGTGAGTTTGCTTGGCGTGGGTTTTGGCGTAAGTTTCGGATTTGTGGTGCTGTGGGCATGGCAGCGTCATTACTTCGAGGGTAGCCGGTGAAGGCCGCCTGCTTAAGCTCTTGGCCACAATCCGACGATCGCTGGACGCGCTGAGTGTTATGCGAAGCAGCCTTCAAATCCGGTAGACGGCGGGCAATCCGGCGGCGAATGTCGAGGCAGCACGCGCGATGGTGCAGATTTATCCGGCTGACGAAAAGATCGCTGCGCGGCCGCGCATGCGCTCACATTGTTGTCGGCAGCTTCGGCGTCTTGTGGAGCTCGACCCAGTAGCCGTTGAGTTCGTCGTCCGGCACGTTGAAGCGCTGCAACCATGCCTCTGTTGCCACGCGTGTATTCAGCAGGGGCGCAGTGCTATCTACTGTTCCGCCTTGCAGGATATCGGACGATTCCGCCACGATAGATCGCAGCGCGTGATTCAGCAGCACATACGCGGCAGGCGACGCGGGCGGTATGCCTTTCCCCATCGGAACGCCGGCAACCGGTTCAACACCGGCCTGAATGATCAGGCCGCCATCGCCGAGCGGCGACTTTCGGTACCAGTCCGGCGGCAGCATCAGGCTGTCAACGCCGCCCGTCCGCTGAACCAGGTCAGCGTCCAGCGCCACAAGCCAATCAACGGTCTTGATCTTGCCCATTAGGTCACGAATGGACGTGCTAGTGGGTTGTCCGACGTCGATACCGGGGCCGTATCGCCGACTCCAAAAATACTCGCTCGCCTCATTCGCCTCCGCATCCAGCGGGGGAAGGTTCACGCCGAATCCGCCGTGTCCCCAAATGGTGGGTACCGTTGCGGCAAACTCCGCAAACATCGCCTCGAATGCGCCGGGGCAGATCTGCAGGAAGCGTCGCGGAACAGTGAACGCCATGACGTCGACGCCGCGGGTTCCCATCTCGGCTTGCCAATCCTCAAGGCAGAACACGGAAAACTCGTAGAAGCCTGTTGCGAGCTTGTGGTCAGCGCTTGTTGTCACCGACACAAGCATTTCGCTGCTCTGCAATTCTGTTGCCAGGCGCGCGAAGCCGCGAGCCTTGTCGAATGCCACCGGGCTCTTGCCTTCTTCGTAAAACCAGCGCATCGGCCCGGCCTTCGGTGGTTCGAGCCCTTCGGCTTTGGCAAGCGCCAGTTCGTAGTCAGCGATGACCTTCAAGTAACGGTCGTAGCAATGCACAAGCGCCTGCCGAACGGCCGGGGTGTGGCCGCCCTTGAAGTACAGCGCGCCGCGCACAACCAGCGCAGCACCTACGATCGCCTTTTGATGCGCAGGCTCGTATAGCCCGAACGGGAGGGTGTCTTGTCGTCGTGGATCGTTGGCCCACGCTACCAGCTCGTCATGCGTCAT